GTCTTGTCGAATGGAGTGACAAGTAAAGTGAGGAATCTGAATGTGTAGACTAAATCGCCTGCTTGTTTGATTAATCCCATTATATCCTCTTTAATTTCTCAATGACTTCCGGATCAGATTCTATTTCTTTTAACTGATTCGGGCGAACATGATTTAAATATTCTAAGAAAGGCTTTATTACCTTCCAGTGTTTAGGTTCTAATCTTAAGCCTAATAGACGTAAGGCTGCATAGTTACCAAATACATTAAAAATTACAATTGTATGATTTAGTATCAAGCGTTCGGATAGAATACCTGTTTCGATATATCTATTCACCAAACGCTTGATATATTTAAACCGCTTTAGATCATCATAAAATTCTTCAGGATCAATTTTACCCTTTGGAGAGTAATAGTGCTTCGCTGCAAATTTTACTAGATCTTCTTCTAGTAAATCATCATCCATGAATTATCTTATGCGTCCTTGAAGCCGTCGTCTTCTTTCTTTGAAGCTCTTGCGGTAATGTCAAGTGGTTTATTAATAATATTCTTATCACCCTGAAGTGCATCGCCATGACGAGCTGGAGCTTTCTTAGCAGATTTACGCATTGCGTCAAAGGACTTTTTGTCGACCTTTGGCTCGTTTACGAAATCAGGCATAGGAGTCTTACGAGCAAGTTCTTTCTTTGCATTTGGAGAAAGACCTTCACCAGGAGGAGAAGCTACACCAGGACGCCCGCTGTGTGATGCAGTTGCTGCTTCAGTTTGTACTGATTCTTTCTTCATATCCCAAGGAGCTGGCTTCAGAGAAACCTTATCCTTTGGTTTTGCTTTGGCTGAAGATAGTGCCGCCTTAACCTGCTTATCGGTTAATTTAGCTTCATCTACTTCTTCTTTAGTCATTTTGTCAACAGCTTTAGAGATACCCATATCTCTTTTATATGACTTCTGAAGATTAGCCATGCTTGCGTCTTTTTCTGCACCACGCTTATATTCTCTTCCTGCTAGATTGCGAGAAGCTTTCTTAACATAAGAACCAAGGGTCTTCTTTGAAAGTTCGTCGAGCTCTTCGACTTCTTCATTTGCCTTAACTTTTACAGAGAATGAATTCTTTTTCATTCCTAACTTTCCTCTAGCAGTCAATATTCCTGTGGAACGCTTGCTAACCGCTTTACGTGTTTTATCTTCGGTGTCCTTAGATGGAGCTTCTCCACCTTTCCAAGGATAATCCATAATTTTTCCAGAACGACTATCAGTTCTAGAATCCCAGTCTTTTGTTTTTCTTTGATGTTTCTGTAGGTTAGATCCTGCTTTTTTTGCATATGACTTAAGCGTATCTGATGAAAGTTCGTCAAGCTCTTCAACTTCTTCTTTCATGTCGTCTTTTTCATCTTCTTCGTCATCATCTTCTTTATCTTTCGACTTCTTGCCTTTTTTCTTGTCCATATAGGCTTGAAGAGCTGGAGGCAGCTTGCCTTCAGAAGTCTGTACTTCGACTTCTTTACCCTTACCTTTACCCTTAATAGCAGCAGAAACAGTCTTACGACGGTTGTGTAGATATTTGTCGGACTTATCTACATCTCCATCGTTGTCGATATCAGCATCAGCTTTACCAACTGGATCTAGTTTCTTCTTTGACGCTTCTTGCACCTGAAGCCAAGCCTGCGCCATCCTTTTAATGTCTTCTGTTTTCATTTTCTTTCCTTACATTAGTATGTTAGAGGCGATGGCGCCTGACATTGCGACTATAGCTACCCAAAATAGCTTATTAATTGTATTTACCGTTACTGCATTCTGTGTTACAAGCTTTTCCAGCTCGTCAAGTTTAGCAGAGAATTTATTCATACGATCATATTGGGATGCGTACTTTTGTTCCATAGAGATAAGCTTTTCTTCGGCACGAGCAACGGTAATCATTGCTTCAGAAAGCTTATCTATCTTATTCTCAATACGATCTAATCTGCTATCATCTGACATGTCTTTTACCATTTTACTTTGTCTGCCCAATAAGCAGCTGACATTTTACCTTTTGCAATATTCTTGGCATGACGTGCCTTGAATGATTTGCGACGTGCCTTTTGACGATCAGATTCGCCCTTCTTTGGTGCACCAGCAGTAGTAACACCAGCTTGACCGAAACGAATAGTCTTTACCTGGTCACCATCTTTTGCAACCACAATATGACTCTTAGTAGGATGGCTTGGTGTCCCTTTTGGTTTATTATACCCCGAGACACCAGCTTGTTTAAGACGGGAATCTTTTTCTTCGTTAATAAAATCCCTGAACTTAATCATTTTTAATCATCTTCTTATCGGTCTTTACCATACGAATCCCGACCTTACCGTCTGGACGAACATATTTCTCTGGCTTTTTATCAGCTGATTGTACAGCTTCCTTTGTAAGTTTATCGACAGCCTTATTGATATTATCTCTGCGATTTGCTCTCTTCATAAGAAGTGTATTATTGTGCTTAACTGGATCTTTTACACCACGTGGGTCAACATATCTGTTACGAGTAACTTCTGCTTCACGGTTGCCTAGATCATCTTTTGCTTTCTTTACATATGAACCAAGGGTCTTCTTTGAAAGCTCATCGATCTGTTCAGCTTCTTCTTTAGTCAGTTTATCTGTAGCTCTTGCAATACCTTTCATGCGATTGGCAATGTTACGCTTAATTTCTGGGGATGATTTCCCCATGGAAGAAGAAGCTTGTGCAGCAGCAACTGCAGCATTTCCAGCCATATTACCTGAAGCTTTCTTTACATACGAACCAAGAGTTGATTTCTTGAGTTCATCGATCTGTTCAGCTTCTTCTTTAGTCAGTTTATCAGTTGCCTTTGCAATACCTGACATACGTTGACCCATTCTTTTTCTAGCACGTTCGGTCTCAGGATCATTTTTACCAGCTAAAACTTTTGCAGTATTACCGATCTGATTGGTAGAAGCTTTCTTGATATATGAGCCAAGAGTCTTTTTATCCAGTTCGTCAATCTGTTCAGCTTCTTCATTAGTAAAGCGAGGTCTACTCATAGGACTGTATCCTGTATTTTTCTTAGGAGACGGTTTAATTACGCCTGATTCAGGTTTTTTGTTATCAGCAGAAGCTCTACTGTCAGCCCTACGATCTAACCTACGAGCAGTACTTATTGCCATGACTGCACGAGCAGCACCAGAGATTTCATCAAGCTCTTCAGCTTCTTCTTTGGTAAGTTTGTTAGTTGCTGTAGAAATACCAATCTGTCTTCCGAGAGCCTTCATATAATTCTTACCACTATCTTTATCACGAACGTCACCTGCTCTATAAGCTTTAGTAACTGCATCACCCGCAGCTTTCTTTACATATGAGGTAAGTGTCTTCTTTGAGAGTTCGTCTAGCTCTTCAGCTTCTTCTTTCATCTTAACTTTATAACCAGCATACTGCTTATCTGTCATACGCTTGGCTTGTGACTTATCTTTATCATCTTTATTGCGATCAGCTTTTTCTTTATCCATACGAATCTTTTGTAATGGAGAAATAGTAACCGATTCTTCCATCGATTCATCTTCATCATCTTCGTCACTATTTTCTGCATCAAGGTAATCACGCACAGAACGAATATAGTCAGTTGCCTTAGTAACTTTATTCTGTACCCACTCAGGAAGATTATCATCATCCCCGACCATCTTCATAAGTTTCTCATTCGCAGAACAGATCTGACGAAGTTGATTCTTCATCATATCGCCTTCTTTGTCGTACTCATTTGGGTCTTTTGCTTCAGCAACCTTTTTCGCCTGCCAAGTAGCAATCGCCATTTTCTTTTTCATATCCATGCCAGGATTCTCACGCTCCATTGCTTTCGCAATCTCTTCGCGCTTTTTCTTTTCAGCAGGAGTAAGTGTCTTTTCTCTCAGATCCTTGAAACTTTTCATTTTTTAATATTTCCTTTTTGCTTAGCCCAAAGATCTGGGTCGCCTTTAACTCTGGTTCTACCACCGGTGATGAAGCTATTTACACGTGCCATACCCCACTGCTGCGGAGTAGTGCCAGGCTTATGACCAACCTTCCAAGCAGCAACACCGCGCTTGTAAACTTGCTTTAGAATTGATAGACTGAATCCACTTTGCTTTGCTTTGTTTGCAAGGCCTGTGTCAGCTTCTTCTTTGAGATAAGATTTAAAAGTAATCATTTGTCCCCATACATCTGTTTGAATCTTAATGTGTACTGGCTAGGCTTAGTGCCTTTTTTGCGAGCGGCTTTATCACCTGGTGCATCTTTATATAGATCTGGATTACCGTGGTCAGTTCTCTTGGACATTTTCTTGAAATGTGCATCACGAGCTGCCTTAGTGGATTTTGATTTAATACCAATTTGGAATGTAGCTGGCTGAGAACCTTTACGATCATCAATGTCTTTATCCTGGCCGACCTCGATCTTTTCATTCGTAGGTACGCAGTTTGGAACCATCTTACCATTCTTCATCTTGGTGCCAACCTGTCTGTAACCAGGCCAGCACGGTCCTTCTTCGGGTAAGTCAAGAGTCTTAGGATAACCTTTTTGTCCTGGTTTTAATTTAGGTTTACCGGACATACGGCGTTTACGGATGTTATCCCAGATATTGCTTTCATCAACATCTTCATTCTGGCCCGGAGTCATCTTCTTTGCCTTCTTAGTAGACTCTGGTGTACCCCAATCAGGCTTATCAGCGTACATGCTTTTGCCTTCTTGTAGTTTCATAGAGAAAGAAGCAACCTCATACTCTGGGTATTTCTCTTCTACCTTCTCCACTGCGTCAAGCCACTTACGGTATTCATTCGCCTTTGATTCGATAATAACGTAGTTTGTACCAAGGCGCTTTACTTTACCAATCTCTCCATTCTCTTTAATGACGACTTCATCACCAACTTCGAAGAGTTTACCGTCAACATAGGATTCACGTATATCTGATACAGGATCAAGCTGGACGTGCTTACGATAGTCTGTAGCTTCCTTTAGTCCCATACCCTTACGAACAGCATTAAAAAGCGCCTTCGAATCTGAATTCGAAAACGCCTTTGGAAGACCTTGCACAAATGTAGTAAAGTCATTCTCTGATGCAGCTGCACGCATCTTAGATGCGCTCATACCTTCTACGCCTTCTGCATCAGGATCGCGCTCGCCCGCGGATACGACCTTAATATCCATGAAGTTATAGAAGCCATGACGGGCTTTTTTACCGTTGTAGTTATTCAGAAGAGCATCGAATTCTCTTACACGGTCAGATCCGACAACCATTACGATTCTACGGAAGCCTTCGTCATAGAGTGAAACTGCTACATCGATTGCTGTCTTGATCTTATTGTTCATAAGAACGTTGCGTGCATGTCGTGGAAACATCCTACGAACGAACTTAACCTTATCCTTATATTCCAAAGGATTCTTATTATTGTCTGAAGACTGTGACAGATATAGTCTGTATGGATTCTTACCAGCAGTAGAAGCAAGTTTATCTAACAGCTTCTCATGACCAATCGTCGGCGGATTCATTCTCCCGAAGGAGAAGAAAACCGTCTTTTCTTCTTCAACTAAATACTGCTTAAACGATCCAATCATTCTTCGGCCTTTGGATTCTTTCTTTCCATTTCCTTTTTACGAACATCTTTAATCATCTTGACTGCAAGACGTTCAATTCTGTTCTTAAAGGCTGGTCTACTAAGACGAGTTTCAATCTCAGCTTTTCTCGCTGGGGTAAGTTCATCCCTTGGGATGTTCTTTACTATCTTATTATAGATTGCTTTATAAGCTGCGCGGCGAGCTCTTTTCTCTAGAGTTTCTTTGCTAGCAAATCTACGGGCAGCTCTACGCTTACCCATCTGGATCTTTGCTTTATTACGGCGAATATCTCTAGATTTCTTAAGACGGGTAGCAATCGAAAGAGCTTCATCTACTTCGGTCTCTTCCCCGATTGGACCACCTTCACCAACACCAATGGTGCGCTTGCGACGGTAAGCTCTATAGTTAACGAGTTCATCTTCTCCCGGAAGATACTCGACAGTCATCATATCTTTAAATCTTAGCATTTATCTTCTTCCCGGTTTATCCCATCCCTTTAACGTATCTGGTGAGAAGTTGTTGAATGAAAATTCCATTCGATCAACGATCTTCACCGCATCACCACCAAGCTTATCTATAGCCACATAACCCTCTGGACCTGTAGTCTTAAATCCGTTACGAGTCTTAACAAAATGTTTAGTTTTAGATAATTTATTAAGTATATTTATAAGTTTTAATTTTGCTAAAACGATCATTTTCTGCAAATCGAACATCAATTTCAGGGATTTTTTATTCTCATTTGAAAAAAATCTTAGGATTTCGTCACGCTTTTTGATTTGGGCGGCCTTACCTTTTTCGGTGTTGCGGCTTTCGATTTCTTTTTGGTAGCGGGCTTTGATCCATCTGACGAGACCGTTGGTGTGGGCTGCGGTGTCGGTGACGATGGTTCCGGCTCTGACAAAGGTGTTATTGTAGGTTTCGATGAGGACTGCGAGCTCTCTGTTGGCTTCGAGTTCTCGTAGTGTATTCCCAGCAATTTGGTTAAAGATTTTACCAGCTTCTGAAAGATATTCATTGACCATCTCCGTTTCTTGTGAAGTCATTGTTAAATTCGTCAAGTCACGGAGCATAGCATCCTGCGACCAAATGTTCTTGGATTTCTTAAACTTACTTATATCTACCCCATACGAGGCGCGCATAGATTCAAATGTGCTACCGGTGTAAGAGGTATGCCAGACAATACCAATCTTTGCAGATCTAACGTTCTTTGCAGCATCTGAATTTGCAGGGATAGCATATACAATTGTATTCGGATGGAAGGTAACATATTGTTCTCCGTCTATGGTCTCTGTAGACAAATCACCGGGTCCGAAGAGGAAATCTCCCTGTACCACACCGGTAATTCCCAGTTCAGGCAAGTATCTGAGTGCCAGTTTGAGTTTATCTGCAAGATCACCAGAAGTATCAGCATCGACGTCAGCTGAAGATTTGTAGACTTTAGGGTTCTTGTTGAAAATTCCTTTCTTGGCCACGAAAAATTTATTATCACTCGGATCAATACCAGCAAAAATAGCAGGAGCACCATCCCACTTAACACTGACGTTTCCAGCATGTGTTCCTTTCAACATATCACGAAGAGACCTAAGAGCAAGGATTGCTTCCCTTGCGCCTTTTACACCACCATATAATACGCGGTCTTCCACATGTGTCATGTGGGTATTCTTTTGTTCTGTTATAAATGATTCGAAGTTTTCCATCATTGGGTAATCTCTTGCCAGGTTAAAGCTAAAGTAGCATCATCATTATTTGTAGTAGGAACTACAGCAAAGGTTAATATGTCTCCGGCGCTATCTGCTTCGATTATTTTACGAGTAAGCTGTAAACCATGATTAAAATGATCGGAAAGATCTACAGGATCAATGGTTTCTTGTCCGAAAAATACCCCCTGGAAAACAGTTGTACCACCTGTAATACCAGTAGCAGATAAATCATACTCTACAGCCGAACCCGAGTCTGTTAAATTCCATGATGCGTTTGTAAGTGTACAATCTTTTATAATTTTATACACAAATCCGGTGTTTTGAATCCCATACATAGTTAAAAGTCTAGGAATAACTACCGCATCTGTATGATTTTCTCTTAGTTTAATTGATATCATAGGATTGTTAATGGAATTTGTTAAGTTTTTACCTGTAATAGGATTAGACACCGCTCTCGTAATACCGATCTGTTCATATCCACCTTCAGAAATAACCGTAGAACAAATCTGTTTAAGCATACTGCTAGATTCAGTCGCCCCCGTGTTTGTAATTTCATAACGAATAGGAAGAGTTGCTGTAGTAATATAAGTGCCAATAGTCTCATTCGCATGGTGAAAAATGTGGCAAATAATATATTGACCGTTAATAACAAAACCGGATCTTACAGAACCAACCCCGAGCCATTCTATATCAACCCAGAAAATATGGGACTTGGATAAATCTATAGTAACACCGCTTAAACCGGTACCATCCAACTTATCTACGTTCCACTGAGATTGGGGTATACGGGTGTTTACTATTTCACCAGTAACGTAACTACGCTTAACAATATACTTATCGAGCCCATCTTGCTCTAGATATATTCCATTATACTTGCCGAAGTATCCTACGCGCTGTCTAAGATTGTTTTTTGCCGATGCAAAGGTCATAGTGTTCATAATGAATAGACTTTTGCCGGGTTGATATCCAAATGTTCTATCAGTTTCTCGGACAATTTCATCGCCACTAGCTGTACCAACGGTTAAATCTACCAATGCTTGATTTGCATTATGGGCAACGGTAGTTGTCCCGGTTCTTTTACTATTCCACTTGTTATTACTTCCAGGGTATCTAAAAGAGCTATCAAATATTGTATGGGGATGAGATATTCTTAAACGCCCGAAAGCATCTTGTTGTGCGCTTAAGTTTCCAACTGTAGAATAGCTTGCTGCACCACCTAGTACAGCATCAACAGGAAAACGATTCGAAGTAGTAACCACATCGCCATTCTTATTGGCAATCATATTGACTTCGAAAATATCGTCGTTCTTCTGAGGACGATTTTTACTATTGCGACTTAAGCTATATTGTACCATATTAGCCCCATTTATTTTCTAAAAATAGTTTATTGATTCCATCAACAGTATCAATTGTATGAGGCGATTTACCTTTAGTTCTTAAACGACCTTGGAATCGTAAACCTGCTGATCGTGCTTCTGTACCATCGGGAAACTTCAGTTTGCCCCCGCCATAAGCCAGACGAATTTCAACTTGGATTTCACCTTTTAGTCTTGGAATGGGAAGTTTAAATGGATTCTTACCAAGATAGAATAATCCTGCACCACCAATCTGAATATAATACACACCTTTTTTATTATAGTGCTTTTCGATAAACTGAGCATCAGTAACAACTTTGGTATTGATATCTTTTAATAAGCCTTGTGCCTTTAAAAGATCTCTACCTTTTTTAGATACCTTAATTGGAATACCATCAATGTCTTTGTGATATTCAACTGGATCTAATTTCCTTGCAGCCATAATATATGCATCAAGATCTTTTTTCTTTGGTTCAACTGCAGCAAGTAATAATTCTTCATCTGCAGGATCCATCTTTTTAGCAGCAGTAAACTTCTGACTCTTCATATCATAAATGAAAGAACCTCCGCCCATTTGATCATCGGCTGAAAGCTTAACTTCAATATTAAATGGCTTACCGTTTAATTTACCTTCAATATCGCCAGCACCAACATTAGAAAAACCTGCAGCTGGTTTATCGCCTGGTTTAAAGAAATTGAGGCCTGATTGTATAATTGCATTGTAAATTTTTAATTCATAATCTAAACCTTTTTGGCCAGACATAGCTTTCTCCGATATAAAAGATTTAAATGACTGCATGTTAATCTCTCTTTGAACAATGTTTCTTGTATTTATATAAAAAAATAGCCAGGCTTTCGCCCAGCTATTTTCTCGTACAAGGAGGAATTTTTAGTAGGAATAGATGTAAACGTCAGCAGTTTTGGAAAGAGTAAGAGGAAGCGACTGATTGTAGCGATACACGCCCATACGATGTCCACGACCTTGAAGCTTGACGTACATCGGCTTAGGACCAAAGGCGCGTTCCTTGTTGGCTTCTTTTACCAACTTGCGGATGCCTTTCACAAGGCTCATATCTTCTTGGTCAGCAAGATTAACGGTGCCGATGTAGGAAGCGGTACGGTTTTCTTTGATGATCATGATTAGAATTCCTTCTGGAGTTTTGCGATGTTTTCAGGAGTGCCAGATACGGTAATTTCTGGATTACCCCCACCAGGACCAAATGTGATCCAAGATTCAAGTTTTAGATCGAACTGATCGAGGGTGGAAAGAAAGTCCTGGATCGGGCAGTCCCATGCGATATCGAAAGTGTGGGTCATAGTGATTCTCCTTTTGTAGGATCACTATACAAAAAAATAGGGGACTTGTAAATCCCCTATTTTCATTTTTTTAGAAAAAAATTACAGGCCTGATGCTTCTTCCTGGGTCTTTGCAAGTTCAGGATCTGGGACTAGTCCATACTGTGCTAGTGCACCATCTGGTCCTGCCATGTCGTCGCTTAAAAAGAATTCTACGTACTCTTTCAGTCCAGGAATAACACCGATATGTGCATTCTTAACGTAGAAGTAAAGTGGACGGCTGATAGGATAATCACCACTTGAGATTGTCTCTACGCTAGGTGATACACCACTTACAGTAGCAACTTCTAACTTATCAGTGTTGTTCTGATAGAAGCTAAGACCGAAGACACCAAGTGCTGTCTTGTTTGCATCGAGACGTGAAAGTGTTTCGGTATAGTCACCATCGATATCTACAGAAGCACCATCAGTACGAACCTTGACACATGCTTTCTTCTGGTCATCGTCTAGCTTCTCAACACCAAGAGCTTCCTTACATCCAGCTTCCATAACCTTTACGTCGAACACTTCGCGTGTACCGTGCTTGGTTCCTGGGATGTAGGCAAGAATCTCAACTTCTGGTAGAGCAGGATCTATGTCACTCCAGAGTTTAGCAGTGCTGCTTTCGTGTAGTGCGGTATAGAGCTGGAGAACGGTTAGGTCCTTGATATTCAGTTGACCGATGTTTGATGCAAATACAATGCCATCATAACCGAAACGTACTTCGGTGATTTTACCGATAGCAGCTTCACACTTCGCCCATTCTTCATCTTTCATCTTAGAAGAACTATTGGCGATGTCTACAGTATTTTCACCAACACCTTCACAAAGCTTTTTGCGGCCTGCACCAGAACCACCACCTTCTACAACAGGCGATGGGAAGTCAAAATTTTCACCAAATGCTTCTGCTACAATAGTTGCATATGGTAGTACCGTTGAAGAACCAGTTACTTGAATCTGGTCACGAGCATTTGCAGCAGTTGCTACAGTGAGAGCAAGAATCGTGGATAGTACTAATTTCATGAATAACTCCGTTGCGATTGATTTTATTCGAGTACTTATGGTACGCGAGGTGTTACTACCGCAACGGTGACGCTATGATTTTGGTACACCACGAATTATTATACGCCAAGGATACGGCCAATGTCTTCTTTGAAACCCTTCTGAGGATTACGAACAAGATGTTCGTGTACTTGTTCGAAGTAGAATGCAGCATCCTCTGCACCGTGCTTATGCAATGCATGAGCTGCAGCTTCGAGGAAGTCCATGACTTCATAGAGAGATACACGACCATCGGTGGCAAGAGCACCACGATGAGTTTTACCGGCGCGCTGATTCAACCCAACCTCCATCTTTCAGTTTTTCTTTGAAGTTAGCAAATTCTTGTTTCGTAAGAATTAGTAACGATCCAGGCACTTTGTCTTCTTTGTATTCTCGAACATAGTAACCATATGTGCCCATCGATATTTGATAGGTATGGTCGAACTTCTCGTGTTTGAATTTCATTGACCCCATCCGTCGTTGTCTTTTTTTGGGTATTTCTTTTGTCGTTTATCTGATTCTGACTCTGCCCTTTTTCTAAGAGCAGAGTCGATGAAGTACCAGATGAACGGCAGGTATGCAACAACCATTGCAATCGCTAACGCCATTATAGTAACCTATTTCGTATTATTCGTAAACCCCAGATTAGGCAGCGAGTGCAAACTCGACTGCCTTTTCTGCTGCTTTGATCTTGCGCAGCTGGTTCTGACCGAACCACTGGCTGTGCAAGCGGTTATCTGCGTTGCGACCCTGAAGGTGATCGGTGACGAAGGTAACCGAGTTAAACGCCTGCCACCAAGTACCTTCTGCGAATTCTGCACCAGGCTGGGTTTCCAGAACGTCGAGAGACTGAAGAGCCATACGAGAGATGGTGTCTTTCGTAACCTCTTTCTGCTTATCCTGACCAGAGGTAAGCGGGAAGACTTCGTTGTAGTACTGGAGCAGAGACTCAACCGAGAAACGCTTGGAACCAAGGAACTGAGCCATCTCTTTGTACTTGGCGAATTTCTCGTGTGCAATACCAAGAGTGGTTTTTACCGAGTCAGCGTCGAAAGCGGTACGGTGACCGACTTTCACTGCACGATCAGCTTGGCTATTCAAAGCGAAGGTAAGCGTGTTGTTGCAGACGACACGGATAGGGGTGAAGCGAACGTCAATGGACTTACCGTAGACGTGGGGGTTGCTGAAGAGGAAGTAGGAATCAACCTGGTCACCACCGAACAGATCGAACGATTCTTTTACCTTAGCAAGTGCCCAGACATACTGACCGCCTTTAAGCGAACCAGCGGTGTGCATCTCCATATCACCAGCAAGAACGTATTCGTTGAAGAACTCGAAGGCTTGCTCGTTCTGGAGCGGGTGCCAGTTTTCACCCACGTTGGTCAGGATCTTGCCATCGGTCTCGCGCACGAGCGATTTCTGACCAGTCTTAACTTTCTTACCATTGAACTCGATGAAGGATTCGACCTCGTGAACCTTCCAGTCGACGCCAGCTTTCTGCATCATCTGAACAGGGGTGAGGTCGTTGCTAACCTCGGTACCAAGACCATGCCAGGGAAGTTCACCAGCGTAAGCCATCGTTTCAACCATATGTGCCATGATATATTCTCCTATTGGGGTTTGATTAGAGACGACCGAAAGACTTGATAGCATCGCCATCGACGAGCTCTTTTTGAGCTTGGACGAGGGCGATTGTTTTTTCTTTTGCCGAGGTGATGATGATGTAGCCTTTAGCGGTAGTAGCGATCCAGTCTTTCGTCATCGGGTATCTCCTTGTTGATAGTAGTAATATAAGGCTTTTGATTTGAAATGTAAACCCCCTTATTCAGTTTTTTTGAAAAAAATATTCTGCTCTTTTTCTCTATCGTCCAGGTCATACACTGATCTGTACTTGTTGTTAGTTCGAATGACTTCTCCCAAGACACTTAGAGTTTCATTACCCCATTCATCATAGCCGAAGTTCCAGATTGCATTCGTGTCCTTAGGAAAACAGCTTCCCCCAAATCCCTTCTTACCGTCGAACCCAGGAACCTTCGTATGGGAATGACCAATACGTTCATCATTCCCAATAGCAGTAGCGATAACATTATATCGTGCTCCTACGGACTCAACAAGATCTTTCCATTGGTTGAACCATACCACCTTTGTAGCAAGGAATGAGTTAATCCCGTATTTCACAAAACTGGCTTCGGCAGGCGTCATGTAATGAACTGGGGCTGGATTACAATTCGAATTAAATTTATAAAGCTTATACACCTTCTTGGTGTAGCTCGGATCCCCACCAAGAATATGGAATTTGGGATTCAGGAATTCATCAAAGGCATTCCGCTCAGTAAGGAATTCAGGGTTATACACAAACCTCTTATGATCACATAGCTCTTGGATAAGATCTGGGGTGACAGTAGATTTAATAATAACTATACCAGAGTCAATCTTTCTTAGTTGAGCAACTACTTCCCAGATAGATCGAGCATCTATATTACCACTTTCTTCCATCGGAGTAGATACACAGACGAATGTATAATCCGGCTGAAATCTTTCTAGGTCATCTATATTTGAATATCCCTTATATGGGTCTACGATTAGGATATCATTCGAGTTATTTCGAAATCCGAATTCGACGGCCTTACCTACGAATCCATAACCAATAATAGCAATCTTTGCGGGTTTATCCATTTAAGAATTCCTTACACTCATCTAGTTTTTGTCGAATAAATTTATGATCATTCACCTGTCGGTTGAGAGGTGAGGGGTGCGGCAAAGTAAAATGGGAAATATTAATATCTGTTAGATATTTCGAGACTGTTGGTCCCCATGCAACTACTTTATCATGGCCGGAAATAGAACTACACAAGAAGTCATAATCTATGTTCTTCTTATCCCAGTGTGGATCTGATGATAGATTTGTAAATGCTACTTTATCTACCCCGAGATAGTCTAGCCACTCTTGGAATCTAGATACAGCGCCACCTTTTCTAGGTACCGACAGCTTAGTGGGGTTTAGCCCGATTACAATCACATTTTTCATAATAACATCTTAACAAAATTTAAAGAAGTAGTAAATCTTTATTCTTCAAATCGTTGAAGTGAAATCCTAGAATAGCACTACGTCGGATAGTTTCTCCATTTACCACTCTATGATTCCATCCAGTGTTAATGAACCAAATCTCTCCTGGATTCATCTTCAACTGATGCACACCTTCTTTATCCCTGAACTCAAGAACCGAATCATTTTGATTTAAACAGATTTGTGCTCTACATATAACACTTGTATCTGCATCGATATGCCAGTTGAGCTCGTGATCCCCCTTCATCTCGCTCATTCGGAAACGATATACGTTATGAAACAGTTGATCTAGGATGGGTTTGGTGTATCTTAGATTATATGACAAATCCCATTTAGTATAGAGATATTCATTTATATCATCAGAAGAATCTTCGATTCTTTTCTGTAGAAGGATCTGGCGATATTTATTCGCCACATGAAATACTTCTTCATAGTTGCAGTTTTGACTAATACCATAATTATCGCCACCGATATCATTACCGCTATAGGTGTCAAGAATGTAGTTTAACTCATCAACAACATTAGAAGATACCATTCCTATCTTTTCAAAGGTCTTCAACTTATCTCTTTTAGGACCAGTACCTCCCACTCTAGTTCGTTTGCTTTTCACTATCAAACATTTCTCAGCCATATCTACGTTTCCATTCTTCAACAGTAATTTCTGGTAACTGTGGTTTTTTACCGTTATATATTATATTTTGCCAGCAATCTTTTCCAAAATCGCTTTTACAAGTAAGCATCATATCATCAGCCATATGCCATGGGGTTTGGGTTCTATATTCTAATTTAACCCCAAAATATTTTATTGCTTGTCTTCGCGAAAGAGATTGCATAGAGATAAAAGCTGTTTCATAACCTTTAATATATTCTAACTGATAGGGTAGAATTCTCATTGTCGGACTAAGAAATGTATCAGTCTTTGGATTTGTGAATCTTCTGTAATCTCTGTAAATATAGGTTCTAGTCAAAACCCTATAACAATTATTATAGTATTTTTGAACTGTGGAAAATGCCATCGGTTTATCACCATCAAAGAGAAAAAACCATTCTGGATAATTTAAAAATGTGTCCGGAAGAATACTAAACCATTCAATGTTTCTTTTATCATATAGATTATTTTCTCTACCTATTCTTTTTAGTTCATTCTTGAAATTATCTATACCATATTCTCTTAGAGTTATGACTTTTTGATCAATCGTATAAACCATGCTGCAGGGTCCCATTCATACCATTTCTTACCAATCTGCCAATCTCTAGGCCGATCATGATGATTTGCATGCCAACCTTCACCGCCAGTAAAGATGTTGACGAATGCAGAGTTTCTTACCTTTTCACCAGAGTGACAGATCGTATTTAGTAGTCCAAACCCCAGATATCCCCAGAAAATAGGAAGACCGATAAAAATTAGCCACCAAGAACCGGGAAGTATTATTACCCCTCCGACAATGGTAACCATTCTAATTATATGGTGATGTTTATAGAACCACATAACCCTTGGATTCTTCAATAGATCTACTACATGTCTATGCTTAATAGCAGGAACTTTAAATGTAGAGGTAAGAATCTTCCAAACTGGTTGGTGCTTCGGAGAGTGAGGGTCCTTTGGTGTATCAGAATAATTGTGATGTAACCGATGTACACCAACCCATCCCAAAACAGGACCTGCACCAGACAGTGGGCCTAAGATTAGAACGAGATATTCATACCAAACGCCTGCTTCAAAAGCTCTATGAGAAAAATATCTATGATATCCAGCAGATATTACTATAGAAGATAGAATCAACCACCAGATAAAACTATAGATCAGAATTTCAATCATACTAAATTATCTCTTTAATTAATGTCGCTGCATAATATCTATCCCCGCCTAAGATACTCTTATATTATACCTAGGCAGGGAAGATTTGTAAATCCCCTATTTTGCAAGAGGATTATCTAGTGCTTCTTGCAGAGCTTGTTTCATATCTTTCTCAAGGGTTCTCATAGTATCACGAACATCCTTTTCGGTTTCCCGATTCAGATTTTCCATGATGCGAAGACGATCATCGATATCACGCTGAGTCTCTTTTACCCTACGTGATGCATCTTCTGACACACCTTCTACTCTTAGAATATCCTTACGAAGATCATCTTTGATATCTCTGGTATAGTCAATTGCGTCTTCTAGTTTCTGCAGCTGCAGTTCATTTGCCGCTTGTATTGCAGTAATATCGATATTCTGGATAATCTCCTTCATATCCATATAGTCTTTGTAAAACTCAAAGCCACCCCAGAGAGCACCGCCAGCGGTAGATAGTGCGGTAAGGATGATCATCATCTTACCGCCTCGAAATGTCATGCCAGCGAATTCAAACTCTGCCATTTATTCACTCACTCTTCTGAATCGCTTTTACCTTTAAGGTAAGCCTGTGCACCGAAGAAGGCAGCAACTAAACCAGCGATAGCTACGAAATAGGTCGGAGCAATATCACCAATAATCTGTGCAGCACCTTCAATTGAAAAGAAACTTGTTACCAGGATAAGGACTGGGTAAAGAAGCATACCCCAAAGAGCAAACCATGCCATTTGGCGGATCTGATCTTCTTTCTTATCTTCATTCTCCAGCATTCTTTTCTTATGTTCGAAATCCGAAACTTCTCTTGCTCTTGCCATTTCATCATCAGTGATGATACCATCACCATCTGTATCGAGGAAGTTATACGAAGAATCTTTTTCTAAAGTCTTTGCTTCTACTTTTGGTGTTCTTGTTCTAGGCGTTCTTGCAGCCATTATCTTCTCCTATAGTTGTATTATACCATAAAGCAGATCAAAGCAGCATAATTAGTTTTCAAATTGCAGTTCACGAAGTTGCTGAAGCTCTTGTTCTAGCTTCTGGACTTCAAGTTGTTTCTTTCTTAGTTCCAGTTCATAAAGCTTATTACAATCAATTCTGGACTTTACTCTTTTGCCAAGGGGTATAACAATTCTACTATACACCCCCACGTCACCGATTTGATTACCCATATCCTTATCGATAATACCGGTGACACCAAACTCTAACTGAGTGGCAGATCCAATCGCATTTGAGCAATCTAAATCCCCCGCTCGAAATTGGTCAGACTGATAATTCATAGAGGACCCAGGAATAGCTAAGTTCAGGGAAGAACTTGTATCAGCTAAAGCAGGTAATCCCATCAACATGAATAAAATAGCATAATATTTCATTTCGCCTCACTTTTTTATTTTTGAGCAAATCTTCGATGATATACCCGAAGCCCCTATATTTTCTTTTACTAGTTTCGATAATGTGCAAATATAAACTACACTATCCTTATCTTTATCCCTAATATATACATCAAACGTTTTTGTTTCAAGATAACCTACTCTTAAAACTCTTTCGGGTGTCGCAAACTTAATTGGTTCCCATTCCCCAGAAAAAACACCAATCTCATAATGTTCTGCATCATTTCTTCTATTATATAACGAAAGAGTGGTTACCATTATACCATCTACATATGACGGATCTAATTTCGGATACGTCGGGATCATCTCGTGTGCGCTACCGATAGATGGCAGCGCACACATTAGAGTTACACATAACAACCTTTTCATCTTATTTAGCGATGCATTCGGCGGTTACGAGAGCGGTATAGTTACCACCAGGTAGCGGCTTATTATAACCATATGCAGCTTCCGAAGTAACTTTGAACCAAACAGTTCCAGCTTCTGTTAAATCGAATTCTACCACGTTATCGTATTCTACTTTATTTGTTTCATACGCTGACATGGCAGGAGCAGTTACTTCTGCTACTTCTACATCGCCTGACCAGTTTACAATATCAGGTAGGTTTGGGCTTGATGAGAAACTATTTGGCCAAGTAACTTTTGCCAGATATGAATCTGCAAGTGCAACATCATAACGGATCTTAGGCATGACACCACCGTCTGCTGGTACAGTACTGAGTACGTCTGGGGTTGGCTGACCATATACACCACGTACATCGGTGTATATAGAGCATTTTGATTCGACTCTACCGTTGATCGGTGCTTCTATAGCAACAGCAGAGGTTGCAATAGCCGAAAAACCGAGAGCCACTAAAGTCTTCTTGAACATTTTAGTCCCCTTGTTTTAATTTCCATCATATTGCAACCTAACCATATCATTATGGGTTTGATCAGAGGCTAGGCTTCTCAATAAGCTTGTGTTATCAGGAATTTCACTATCTTCTAATGTTAATGTCTCTTCATAAGTGCCACCCTGAATAACAACACTATAGTACGAATCTAATTTAGGAAGAGCAGCAAGAGCTTTTAACATCGCTTCTTGCTGAGCAACATCGGCAATCTCTTCAGCCGCACCACCGATTGATAGAGCAGCTTCGATATCCAATTCGCCTTCTGGTTCTTCCTCTTCTTTTATTTCCTTCTCTTCTACTTCTTCTCCAATTGGATATTCTTTTTCCAACTGGGCTTGGACCCACTCATTATAGTACGGATCTTCTATATTTTCTCTATTCAATAAACCATTAGCTAACAAGTATTTATATAATGCATCCAAATAACCGGGACAGGATGGGTCAGTAATCGGATTATAACAAGTGTCGTACTTGTAATTATAGATCACTGTTACGTTACTTAGTGTCCCATCCCCGTCTACACCAATCTCTCCGTCCCCGAGCGCCTCGCGCGGGATCGGTAGCACTGGATCATATCTAACCAGCGTGTTACCTGGTAATCCATCCCATACATCATTCGATTCATAAGAATATCCTTCACCAAGTGCATTCTCATTACGAACATATACTGTAGCATCTGAGTTCGGATCTTTCTGAATCGTATAGCGTCGAAGAACCCCATTCACAGCTAATCCAGCTTGTGGTGGGAGAACGTCACCCATATTCCAGGTGTATCCGTTAATGGTAGCATTACCAGTTTGGCCTACAATAACCTCAGAGGAGGAGTAAGAGCCCCAACAGAGCGCCAATGCCAAGACCACCTTTGGCAGTACTCTTGTCGTCTTCATCCATATTCCTCCATCTGCTACGGAGACCATTCCCCTTTGGCTTTTGTTCTTCTTCCATCGTCCAAGCTGCTTTTGCTTCTTCACCAATCATACCATCATAAGGACAAGGTGTTCCGGCGTTCATCATAGCTTCGAACACGCCAGGGTCTTGACACATAGTTGAAACTGCAGCAACTTTCATACCCATGTCATATAATGTCTTAGCATTTTTCAAACGCTCACAGTTAATATCCCTGACAGTCTTACCTGCAGAGAGACCAAGAATTTGGGTTTGAACCGCACCAGCTACGCCAACCGTACAACTGTCGGTAGTAGAACTATTAATGGTTGGTGCAACCGCAGTAGATGGAGGTGAATATACTGTGGTGGTAGAATTAGAATCTACTACGGAATCAGTTTCGGATCTGGTACAGATATAACCTTCAGGACAAGTTGTTGAAGATTCTTGCGCTGAAACTGATCCAGCAAATAAGCATAAAGTTATAACTAATAATTTTCTAAACATTCTATTATCCTTACAATTCGGTCATAATAAAAAGTTCAGTCGCTTCGGGTTTATTTATGTATATATCTTTCTACAATAAAAAAAGGGAAGCAAAAAGCTTCCCTTTCCTTTTCTCTTATTTAGATAAGATTAGAATTCGAAACGAACGCCAACCTGAGCATCTTCATAAGCCATATCTGCGTCTGCCTGAACAGCACCAAATACATGGACTGCATTGCTTAGACCGTAAGCAGCTTCAACACTTACGCCATCGAAGGTAAGACCGTCGGTGTTAGCGGTAGCATAGAGACGTGGTGCAACGGCAAAATCGCCGAATGCAAGATCAGGACCCGCTTCAAGTGCAACTGCTTCATTCTCTACTGAATAAGCAGCTTCACCTGAAACGCCGAGATAAGGGTTAGCGAAAGCTGAAGTGGCGAGGGTTGCAGCAGCTACAGTAGAAAGAAGAAATTTCATCATTTTATATTTCCTTTGAGATTAGAGTTAAGTGGTCCGTTCTGTTTCTAGGTGGAACCATACCCAAAGTACTTAAGCAGCTAGTGCGTAAGCCTTAGGAGCAAAGTTATCGTTTGCATTTATTAGGTTTGACCGATACGAGGTCATCCGGTAATCTCCACGTCTTTTCAACACCTGTCGAATCCCTTTCGGCCCCATCAAAAGTACACCCAGACCTCTAGAAGTCTATCGTTTGTGTCGCAAACTAAGGAATTCAAACCCTCGCAGAAAAAACCTATTCCGCTACATGTTACCCTAGAGTGTACTTTTGGTGGAGCCGCCGGTATCGAAACCGGGTCCAGAATGTTTATCGTCTGCTTCAACGATTACAGATACTATTTAACCATATCTACTCTTGATTGTACATATCTTATTCCAATTCCTTTATCAGATGTGATAATTATAACACATCCGTCTGAGTCATAGAATATATGTCTATCTTTACTTTGTCTGTAAGTGGTCATCCGGATTAATACGTCCCCATTTAATCTTTAGCCAGATTCTTTCGTGAACATAATAATCAACACTCAGAAGAATGTGTAGAATAGTAGCAAATCCTGTTGCGCTACCTAAATTACCCGTGAACATATAAGTCCAAATAATAGTAAATAACCACGCAGTTAATCTATAAGTTATCATTCGAACTAATGTTCTCTTATGAGTTTCCATGTTTTTTTCCAATCAAATGTTTATGTAGATCATAGATGTTGCGGTACAGTTGTTCTAACGTACCGTTGTTATCAATAATGTAGTCTGCCATCCAAGGTTCAAGAGACATGCTAGACTTTGGTTCGGTCTCTAGCCAATCACTGCGATCGACCCAGATAGTATAGTCGACGATACCGTTGTTCTTAATAGCATGGAACTCACGCTTGTTACGCAAGCCACAGTAGATATCAGAGACCTCGAAGATTTCACGGCCAATACGAGCCAGATCATCTTTGCAATAGTCAGAAATTAGATTGTACCATTCAGCACGATGGTTATGTCTATCTGCAAAGCAATCGTGTACCGAGTCATAGCCGTATTGATCTTTGAGTGCAGGGTAGACGACATTCTCTGCACAGTGTACACTAGACGATTTGAACTTTAGTCCAAACATCACATTAAGATATTCAGCAACGGTATCTTTGCCGTGCCGACCATGACCAATAATAAGCAGTTTCATTGTACACCTATGGTTTGTAGAAGATATGTTGATCGATCATAGCAACACGAGTCATTTCCTTTGACCAGTACGGCTTGACCCGTTTGGTATGATAATACAAAGCACCGTCTGTAACATCACCGATTTGCTTATGATACACACTTTGTGCGATAAAGTAAATATCATTATAGACTTTTTTATCAGTTGGTTTCTTATTTTTCTTTCGAGCAGTCCAACTAAACTGTTTTCTTTGATGTACTACATCACACACCCCATCTGGGAATTGTGGATGTTCAGTACGATTCAGCGTAACATTCGCCACAGCAATCTGTCCAATCTCTGATTCACCTCTTGCTTCGAAGTACATATTCTTTGCTAGACATTCGATGCTTTTGCTGTCTTCAGGTGTTTCAATGATTGCATAGATTAACTTTAAGTTCTCCTCTTCATTCATAACAGGAAGTGGTGGCTGATTATACGGACCTATGTTTACCACAGGCTCGGGTGTGCTTTTTACATTTTCTAATGGAGTGCAACCTACAGGGGTAAGTCCCACGATGCAAATGCACATGACTTTCATCATTTTCATTTGTCGTCTCTTTTGTAGTTTGTGGATTAGGAAGGTAAAAGACCTTCTGCGATCATTCTAATTTTTTGATGCCAAGAGACCAATTCTCGGCGGCATCTTCTACGTAGTGGAGCGATCTATCTGGAAATTCCTCTGTAAAGAATAATCGCCCATTATCATCGAAGTATTGAACATAGGCAAGTTCACTTTTAAAATCAAAGTGAACCTCTGCTCTACCTCTTCCATCGTTTGCGTGATACGTAGAAATCTTTCCCATGTATTACTCCCACTCGATATCTTCTATGATTTGGTTTCTTAGGGAAATCGCTTTGCGATCTGTATCGGTCCCTATTCTATCGTTTAATACCTTATAGGCTAATGTAATACGATCACAGCCTGCATATGCTGCATGCCAGCAGTGATGATCAGGCTCATCATATTTACCGAAATAATACCATCTACATTGCCATCCAGGTACATCCTGAATCGTTACAATCTTCTGCTCTTTATTATCAAAGTATTTGAAATAACCATTACCGGTTTCTGACCAAGTGAAAAGGATCTGATAGGCATTCGCATTCCAGTTGGTATGCCATCCTACGAATCCACCTGGAGGATAGTAATTAAAGAGCGCGCTTGAATGCACACCAAGTACCTCAGGAAATTTCTTCTTTACAGTATACTCGATATCTTTCCACTTTCCTGGATCTTTCTGAGCCATCTGGGAGACTGGCTGAGAAAAGTGTTGTTCAGGAAATCCAGAATGTTTACTACCCAATTTCATCTGGGCAAATAGATAATCTTCGTTACAGTATCTTTCCCCATTACTTGGAGCATCTTCCGGATCAAAGAAATGATATTTAGAATCATTATAACCCTCGATGGATCTGAAGGTATTCACAAATCCATCGAGAATATTTAAAAGCTCTTTATTTCGAATAATGACTTCAGTCATGTAGGAATTCCTCAGCCATCGGGAAGATTCTGGCAATAGCATAAGCTACACATCTAGCTACTTCCATATGTTCTTTCTGCGTACCATTACCAGATCGAAGGTCGATATAATGAATCCAAGAACGAAGGGTTCCATTCATATAGAGATGGCTAACTGTATTTCCCTCGGGAAGTACACACCGAGCTTGTTCCTTTGCAATGCCGATTTCTTTACTAGTAGCCCACTTGTAAGCCATTTGGGCTTCATGAATAACTTGCATTTGCTTCATAGCCCAAGTTTTCTGGATCTCAACGTTATCGCATGGAATACTGTTCTGACGATTTTTAGGATCTTGAAGTCGGGCTTCTTTTAGAACAAAGGAGTTATCAAGAGCGGTAGGATCGGCGTAGCGCTGGCTGAATTCCTGGAAGCTAAAGCTTCTGTGTCGGAGGATCTGCCTTGCGATGTCACGGGTGGTCTCGATTCCGATAGTGGCACTTGCCATCTCGAGCGGTGACCAGTGTTTCCATTCAATGAGTCGTCGGATAAGTTTCTCTCCGGTTTCTGTGTTGAACTGGTTAGCTGGGTTAGATACTCTGGCACAGTAGGCAATAAGCTCGAGCGCATCATGAAATTTATCCTTGAATTCAGGAGCAGGGGTGGGTTCTACTACAAGGTAAGCTTTTGGATTGTAATACTGCATATTACTCTCCGATAGCCAGAAGCGGATTACGCGCTCCTTTCATCTCAGCACCACCTTGCAGATACTTCTGATATGCACGGCCATTGACCTTATACTTAATGAAACGCTTATTGGTTTCATTCTTATTTGGATTCTCGATGGTAATAACAATATCCTTACCATTCTTCACAGCTGCCATCTTGTTCAGCATCTTGTCACCATCGGTCACACCGATACCAGCGGTAGACATAGAGCTACGACGTTCACCCTTTGAAGTCTTGGTGACGCCACTTGATTTTTTACCTTTAGCCATAATTCACTCCTTAATATAATACCAGATCATGTCCGGTCCAGTTTGATAATTTTTTCCGCATCTTTCTTCTACGGCTCTTTTCACATCGGTCAGCTCTATGTCATGACCACATATATATCCGCCTTTTTTTACCTTTGGCTCCCAAAGTTTAATATCGCCTTTAACTGCCGAATAGCTATGATCAGCATCAATAAAGACGAAATCAAGGGATTCATTTTCAAAATCATGAACGGCTTGTGTAGTCTTTTTACGGTGAATAATAGCTCTTGAGTTACTCTCCGCGTATTCTAAAACCTCTTTACAGTATCTTTTATACTCAGGGGATTCACCCCAGATATCAACCCCATGCAGAGTTAATTGAGGACAATTCTCAATTAAGTGTTTAAAGGTTACGCCTTCTTGTACACCTAACTCGGCACCAGATGTAAAGTTATTGGTTTTGACTAGACTCTCTAGCCAAAGCTTTCTATGGTTTTCTGGATGTTTTGTCATTAAAATTTAAAATCCTGGAACTTTTCTTTTTCAGCGTTATTGATATCGGTCTTATCGAAGACTGGTGTATCATCTACTAGATTATGATCAGTAGAATCAGCATCGAATAGCCTCATCTTAGCTCTATCTATCCCAACAATGAAACGCTTATTCTTATTGGGATCGTTGTAACGGTTCTTAAGTTGTTTAACCATGATCTGACCTTGCGCCTCCAATTCTTCGTTGGAGACCATTGCAAACATCAGGTCGGCGGTAGCGGGTAGTCCAAAAGACTCGGACGTATCTTCAAGCCCAGGATCCGAGCTACTGTAACCAGTACGTGTCGTCTGCGTTGCAGAGATGATCGGTAGGTTGAATTCGACTGCAAGTCCGCGAAGCTCCTCTGCGATTGCTTTAATATATGCATAGCTATTTACCGCTCCACCCATTTTCATACGAGATGACGAGCAGATATTGAGATAGTCTATCATAATCATCTGAGGAATGAAACCCTTTTTTAGCTTCAATTCGTTCAATAGTGATCGGAAGTGGTTAGCATTTGCCTGACCGGTAGGATATTCCTTAATAATCAGTTTACCGTTAGTCTTTGTCTTCAGTTTGTTAACCGCATTGGAGAACATCTCTTTGCTCATGTTCTCGATCTGGTCAATCGGGATATCAAGCAGGTTTGCGTCAATACGTTCAGCAATACGTTCTTCACTCATTTCCATAGTGATGTATAGAACGTTCTTACCTAGGTTAAGAGCACTAGCAGCAAGATGACACATAAAAAGAGACTTCCCAACACCTGTGCCAGCCAGAACGATGTTGAGAGTTTTATTAGGAAGTCCTCCCTTTGTGATGGTGTTAAGGAGCTCGATGTCGAAGGGGATTCTTTCCTCTTGCTCATGATAGAACGCGTATCTTTCAAGTACATTCTCCAAATAGTCGTGGCCGATGTTCGTATCAAAGGTAACTGCCAATGCCTTCTGTAGCAAATCAGGCAATGCATCTTTCGTAAGCTTCTGGTGCTTACCATCAATGACCGAGATTGATTCCATAATCGCATTGAACAGTGCACGATCCTGGCACCATTTCTCTGTACGATTATAAAGCCAAGCCTCGTCAGCTTCATCCTTCTTAAAGATTTCAGGTAGGATTTCTACTGCATGACGATACTGTTCATCAGTAAAACCGTTTGACTCGTCAATCTCGATCTTAAATGTTTCTGCATTGGGCAGCTTATTGTACTTTGCAACAAACTTCGCTACCTCACGAAACATCTGCTGGTATACACCGTCGAAGTATTCTGGACGAATGAAGGGCAACACTCGACGCATATACCCTTCATTCGTTAGCAGATTACGTAGAACAGTCTGTTCAATATTCGCATTAATCACTTTTATTATTTTCCCTCGTAACAGAATTCTCCAGTATGTTTGATAGTACCATAGCTGCAGTGTTCTGTAAATCAAGATTTGTCTCTGCATCCAAACCTTCATCAGGACTGGATACAATCTCGAAATTAAAAGTAAGGTGCTCGCCATCATTCGAGACCTGGAGCCGTTTATAGTTAATCACAGTCTCTGTGAATTCTCCGGTGAGGATCCGTATATCCCAGTTCTCACCTTCGCCTGGGATTAGCTCATAATCAATATTTTCTTTCATGTTTTAAACCTTAAGCTAAGACACATTATTACGGATCACCCAAATCGCCATTAAAGCCTTTATATCTCAATTTGGGAATCATATTACTTGCATTAAATACTATTCTATGCAATAATCTATTTTCCATATCCTCAAAGGCATATCTTTTATGAATACCAAATAGTTGTTCTGCAATTAGAACATCACCATCTTCCCAGTGGTGGTCATATACAAATTTAGGTTGGGTAATATATTCTAATATATTTTTTAACCAAGCGGCCTTTTCATTTTCCGGAATTCCTCTAACATCATAAACCTGCGACGGAGAGATATTTAATCCTACCTGGCCATAAATATTTTCCACAACTAGTTTATGCCAGATTTGTTTTTTAATCATTTCTTCTACTCTATTTCCAGTGTCTTTTCTTCTTTTCACCTGATCATCATCTTTTTTCCATTTATGATTCCCATATTGAATTTCTATATTGGAATATAACTCTTTTTCTTCTGCTGATAAATGGTTATATGCTATAATATTATTAGTGAAACTTGTTATTGAACCTTTACTTCCTTGTTTTGAATAAAGATAAACAAATGGTCTTCTATGCGGCTTATCTGGTTGATTATTATGCCATTCTAAATCCCCATGATGACCAAAAAGTCCTGGTTCACCATATATCGGATGTTTTTTATTGGTGACTCTCATAATTGAATTAAATTCTCTACTGAGCAATATAGATTTAATATTATTATGAGCTCTGTCAAAGTCCTCTCTCCGGAATGCCTCCGTATCACCAAAGGATAAACAGAATTCCGTTTCTTCTTCTGGGGTTAAATCTTGTCCTCTAAACACAACACAAGTGTTTTTAATAATAAGATCTAGTACTTGCCTTTTATCAGCCTGGGATAAACTTTGTATAGGTGTATGAATTATAACTGTCCATCCGTTTTCGTGTATACTATACTCCATTATTCCTCCGAATCTTCTATTTCAGTTTCCACAATAGCATCCATACTTACAAGAGACTCATGACCAATGCTGTATTGCTTTTGGATGAATTCCTTAAAGTCTGTACGACTAAAGATCGGATCCCAGAATTCTTTCGTAAGGGTAGCATCAAGACGAACCTTACCAGATAGTACTTCGCCAGTCTTTGGATTAAACCCTTCATACCAACCCATAGAAGGGTTACGCACGTACCCGCCAGCTTTACCGACTTCGGTCAGACCAGAGTATTTCTGTACGCCACCTTCCCAGTTAACGGTAATCGGAATCTTAGACTTCTCTTTGACGTAACGAGATTTCTCTACGTTAATAACAAAGTTATAGCCAACAATCTCGGTGCCTTTCTTTTCCTGCTGACGACCGAGGATCCAGATGTTATCTGCAGAGTAATAGATGCCAGTACCGCCAGACACGATTGCTTTCGGGAACAAACCCATCTCCTGATAGGTATGGTTAACCGCAATCATTGGGATGTCTTTCATCGCAAGATAAGGCGTTGCCATACGGAACAAACCTTTCAATGCCTTCGCGCGAGACATATCAGCAACTGATTTCTCGTTCAGTGCATCTTCCATTTCTTTCTTCGAAGCAAGGTTACCAATAGAGTCGATAACCACGATAACCTTATCATCGCGGCTCAAGGCTTCAAGCTGGTTAATCATATCGAACTTCAGTTCTTCTACGTTCGTAATCGGCGTGTGAAGAACACGATTGGTGTCAATACCGAACTGTTTAAAGTAGGAAGCAGGCGAACCGAATTCCGAATCATAGAAAAGCATAACCGATTCAGGGTATTTGTTCATATACGCAGCAGCCATAAGCAATGCGAATGACGTCTTAAAGTGCTTTGACGGACCAGCTAGCACTGTAAGACCTGGTGCAAGACCACCGTCGATCGAACCAGATAGAGCCACGTTTACCATCGGCACGTCAGTCGTTACCATATCTTTTTCATTAAAGAACTTTGACTCAGAAAGCACCTCAGTGGCTTTCAGCTTGGAGTTCTTTTTCAGTTTATCCATAATGCTCATAATTATTCCTCTCTATTTAAATAGCCATCATTAATCTTACCAGCTTCTTTGAGAAGTGTAAACCTCTCATTAAAGCGAGTAAGCATTTTTAAGCTATTATTTGCTCCGACACGGTCGCACCCGCGCTTCTTTCTTGGGGTAGGAACTCTAGAACAACCACCACCAACTCTTGGATCAGAACTAATATAAGTCGACACTGTATGGTAATCCCCACCAAATTCTTGGATAACATCATAAAGCTGGTTATAGAATGTATGCTTCAGCGTAATAAAAGATGAGATAGATGATTCAATGAATGCTGCTTCGACCGGAGAAACGTGTGCGCTCTGGGAGATATTAAAGGTAGAGAACCTATAATAAATCTCTTGAACTGCCATGGTGGAATTTGGCGCACCGCCCATGATATGGAACGGAATCTGAAGTTTCTCTTCAATATGATTTGTTTCGGTTGGCACATCAGGGTTATAGACAATGCGAGCATTCCGGCGACAGATCCTATCGACAAGATCGACCGATAGAGTTGTTTTAATAACAACACCAGCATGTGTGCTACTCAATACGCGAACAACATCCGATTCCAATTGAGATGCTTCGACCAAACCGTCTTCATCGATGTTTACTTCAGTACAAACGAATACAATATTCGGTCCCCATTCAAGTAGGTCTTCAATATGCTTATTGACATTGTCCACTAGTAAGATTTGATTTCTAGGCTTAGTAAAGGCATATTCTAGGGTTTTAGCAGTAGTATTTGTACCGATAATACCTACCCCAAAGAACTGTTTAGATGTATCAACATTCGATTCGAATTGTTCTTTTTCATCTGTAATTTCATTTTCTTCTGTCATTTAGACAAATCCCCATTCTACATTTGCTTCATTAAAGATACTTTTTGACAACTCCCAAGACTCTGCCCAGCGAGGATTCGTCGGGTCGCCATCCATAACCACACGCTTTACGCCAACTTGGGTAATGCCCAGCGCGCATTGATCGCAGCAAGGAAGTCCAGAAACATAGATCGTAGCACCATCTAGCGACACGCCATTGTAGGTAGCATTATAGATCACGTTCTTTTCTGCGTGTACGATATACTTATACTTGAGTGAACGGTCAGTCAGACGTTCGTCTGTGTCTTCGATGTTACGTGGAAATCCATTATAGCCAGTGCTAAGCACTTGACCCTTTGGGCTAACTGCTACTGCACCAATCTTACTTGACGGATCTTTCGACCAGGTTGCAACCAACCTAGCCATCTCCATATATCGTCTATCCCACTTATTGATATCCACTTGTAATTACTCCTCCTAATGCTACGGCAAACACTGCTACCATACCGCCAAAGCCAATCGGGCTTTTTTCAAATTCTTCTCTTTCAGCTGCACATCCAGCCAATAATAGTAATAGTACCGCAGCTTTAGACAATCGAATACCCCATTGAACGGAATAGTCGATCCATTGCAATCCTATAATCCATTGGATTAGTACGAATAGCATTTGTCTTTAGTGGATGTTTATCCCGATTTAGGATTTCCGGCGGAACGATATCGGCAAACGTTTGCTTCAGTACTTTCTTTTCGCCATTACGTTCTATATATGGGGTATTCATTGCATGCTTACAGATCGATGGTGCAAGGAACGGTGAACGTGTTTCAATAGTGTACCGCATCATGGTACGATCGATCTTAGGCATATGGTAATATGGCAGTTCGCAGAACATGTCCGACATTTGGCTATCATATTCTTTGGCACGACGATATCCACCAAACAGTTCATCTGCACCATCACCAGTCATAACTGCATAGAAACCAAGCTCACGTAGCTTCTTAGCCATAGCAATCTGTGGCTTAACAGAACCAAGATCGACAGGCGACTGGTGTACGATCAGTGCTTCATAGTCAGTCACATCATCAAGCTTAACGTGGTGCATGGTGTCACCAAGATGCAATGCGAGATTAGCGAAGCCTTTCTCTGCATTGTCGACATGCACAGCAGTGACTTCACGACCGAGTTGCTTGATCAGTCCATAGATGATAGTGCTATCCAGACCGCCAGAGAGCAGAACAGCTACATCACGTTGACCACCAAGACGAAGCTCTGTAGCTTTCAATAGATCAGCGCGCAAGTTAGTGCACGAGACCTTGTTCCAGTCCCAATACTCGTACACTGCACCTTTATAGTAGTAGTGACCAGGCGGGATCTGTTTGATTTCATTCCACGGAGTACGTGCATCAGGTGAATAACCCCACTTCATAGTATTCGACATAAACACTTCATCACGGGTCGTCGGGGCAAGATGGATTAGAATATCAATCTCAGATGCCAACGCTTCCATATCAGTACGATAATAGACTGGCTTCTGGCTAAGATAGTCAGTAGCTGCAATAATGTTACTATTGTACATGGTAACAAATGACCAGAAGCCGTCGAATTTATGGAATGCATCAAAGATGCCCAAGGGTTGATGAAATGGGTCAAAGGGGACTGGGTGGTTCCAAAACTCTTCGATAGCACATTCGATGTCAGTATTGTAGCCGAGTTCTTTATAGTTGAAAATCTCACCAACAAAGAGTGCAGGCGGATTGCTATTGATTGGCTGGATACAGACTGCTGGATCCAGATTAACAAACGGCAGACTGTAGTGGGCGAACTGGATCTCACCTTTATGACCGAAACGCAGATAACCTTTGTAGCCGGGAAGGCCACGATAGCTCATATGTTCAATGAGTTGGCTGAGATCTTGTGGCAGATCCTTACCGGCAATAAATCCACACATATTATACTCCTATTAGTTTGCCAAGGGCAAAGCGATCATTCTCAAAGCAGTGTAAGCTAGTTGAGCTGAAATGTAAATAGCCAACTTGGGCATCGATGCCGCTTTTGTCAATCATCCATTGTGTAAGACGATTGGCAAAGTATAGATCGTTATGTAGGTGTCGCACGACGTCGCACGAGCGCATGTGATACGAACAATGTAGTTGTCCACCACGTTCCATAAAGTGCCAGCCGAATGAGCATGGTACACGCTCACCAAGGTTAGCTGCTACGATATCCTCAGGAAACCACATAGGAACATAACACTGACGAGTGGTGCTATCTTTCTTGAGTAGCTCTACAGCATCGCCAAGGTTACCGGTCTTAAAGCGGATGCCATCCATACTCGGTGCCCACATACGTTCTGGATACGAATGCGAGAATGCTTCTTGGTTCTTAGACAGATACTTCTCTGTATCTTTGAGCCACATAGTATGAGAAGGCGGTGGATTCAGAGGAATCCCGCCTGTACGTTCTTCGAAGTGTACATCAGCCCATGGTTGGGATGCACCGAGTTCATAGGATGCATGATTACTATCAGCATACATCGGTGCTACTAGATCAGCGTGAAGAATCTCCAGGAAGATAGGCGGAGAGGTCGTACCCTGCCAAGCGCCCGTCTTTATCTGATATCCTTGGTGATACAATAATTTTCGGAGGTTCTTTAGACCCTCTGCTAGTGTTCGACCTGATACCCTGTTCATTACTAACCCTTTCTCTCAATCCAGATGAAGAGAACCTGTGGTTCCTCTTATTATAATAAATGTCAATGCCAAGTTGTCTACATTCTTCTTTACCAGTAAAGTCCTTGAACCTATACTCTTCGCCGATAATACGAATGTTAATTGGATACATCTGTAGAATATCTATTAGATCTGCCTCAGTATGATACGGCACAATCTCATCCACATAGCTGACAGCTGCCAACTGGGAGTAACGTTCTACAATTGTTTGCACTGGCTTATTCTTTTCTATTCTATCAACAGATGGGTCGATCTGTAAACCACAAATAAGATAGTCGCACACACTTTTTGCTTCGCGGAGCATGGCAATATGCCCCGCGTGCAAAAGATCAAAGGTGGAAGCAGTAAATCCTATTTTCATTAAATACTATCGTATTTCTTTTTCCATGCACTGCCATTGGTACGAAGACCTTCGGAAGCGAGCAATTGTTGATACATGATCCGAACCACCTCATTGCGGTTCGGGGCGTTCTGGATATCCCGGATAGTCTGTGCCTTCGCGGTCTTCTGACCCATAGTGCGAACATCACGCTTACTTACCATTTCAACAGAAGCAGCTTTTGCTTCTTCGAAAGGAAGAGTCTCGAGCGATTTAACGAATTCTTGATATTCCATTATATGGCAAACTCCTCTTGTTCGTGGATTTCGAGCTCATCTACATGGCTATCATTTTTCAGATCGATCAGGGTCGATTCAGTAACCCATTGATCCATGAGGATGTAGTCCTTTTCCCCATAGCGGTTGAAAAGCCATTCGTAGTATGTGACACGATAACGAAGTTCAGTCATCTTGTATCTCCCTTTGATAGGAGTAATATAAGACTTTACTTTTGAAATGTAAACCCCCTATTTTGGAAATATTTTATATCCCCAGGAGTTTCCAGAATGCATGATGGGAAGCTTTAGGATGTCCCTTAAAAAGATTTTTCATAATTAATCGGATCTTTTCTTTAGGAACATAGTAGAAATCGCTACGGCGTTTGTAGGCTAATACATAATCCATAGGATTAAAGATCTTTTCTAGCGGGTCTATTTCGTTATGCCATTCTGCTACTACAACTGGGCGCCACGCCTTTATGGTTTTTAGCCCACCATCAAGGACGTGCGGTTCCCATCCCTCAACATCAATCTTAATAAGGTCTACATCTTGAAAGTTATACGAGTCTAACGTGTTTACATCCAATGTTTTAAATTCGAAATTTTTATTAGACTTTACTAAATGGTGTCCCTTTTCTATTTCTTCTTCTTTCATAAAACGGGAAGTACCGCATCTATCATATTTCATTTTATAATAAAGAGAAGAAGGTTTATCCGATAAGCCTGTATTATAGGAAATGGTATTCGTTACATTAAATTCTTTTAAGTTACTATTCAGACATTCATAAAACGGGGGGCAAGGCTCAAAGGTATGAACTTCTTTAAAATAGGGGGAAAGACCAATAGCCATCTGCCCTACATTACTACCAATATCAATACATGTTCTACGCTTATCTTTATCTGGAAGAAAGTATTCTACCGTGAACTCTGCCATATGGTTTTGCCATTCAGCGGGTGACCAATTGCTTAGCCCATTATCATTCTCGGTGTCAATTACCCACCAACCGTTTAATTTTTTCATTATACGTTCCTATATGCGTATTCTAGAGCTCTATCAGCTTCTACATTTAATGGTCTATTCTCGTACCAATTACCGTTTTCATTATCAAATTGTTTACAAAGTTCTGCGATCTGGGCAGATGTAATAGGATATTCCTTCTCGATCGCGCGTGCGGCGATCGCGACCATCATCTGATACATCTTGTGATACCAACCTGTATTGGTAATAGTAACATATTCTGCAGCAAGCTTCTTAGGCCAGAATGGACAATCGTGATAGCTATTCCAATAGATTCCCGTGTTCTGCATCATAGATTTGCGGTGGTTTACTACTTGATCTGCTAGCTCAGGAGGTAGTCGATCGAGAAAGCTATTGCCACTCTTAGCCCTATCTACGTAGGGGTATTTAGCAAGTAGATCAGATACGCAGAGTGGGACATTGCCGCCACTAAAAATAAAATTAAAAGCATCAGCATACGTCGCAGGGATGTAATACATTCGGCTGAGGTCTTTACATTGTTTGTCTCCTGCGTCGTTAAGATGCGATTGCAGGGCGAACCAGAAATGTTTAATATCTGATGTCGGTATATGCCGGTCAAGCTCGAAGACAAGCCGAAACTTTGGTTTATCAGGACGCGAGCTTGCAGTAGAATAACAAACATACCGCCAGCCAGCAGTCCGTGAATTAACATAATCATTTAAATCTCCATTAATCTCGACGTCATCAACATCAACAGCACACCAACCTCCCCAAGCAAGTACATTTTTGTTTGAGCGTGTGGTTCCAGCTTCGTATACAGCAGGAGAAATAAGTTCTGCATCTTTCTTACCTTTCTTTGGTTGTTTAGCCAAACCATAAAGTAATTTCTCTAGCTGGTCAAAGCTAGAGAAATCCATTCTACGATATGTCTTATTATCAAACTGGCTCTTAAAGAGCGTTAGGGAGATAGTCACTTTATACCACCATCATATGAATCGAAAGCCCAATATCTTTCCTTACACCACCAACATTTTTTACAAGGCGACTTAGAACTAATAATGCAACTATTTGTTAGCGTAGAAAGTTCTTCAATGCCAAATTTTTTATACTGTGCAGCAATGAATTTTTTATCTACAATAGCCCACGGAAATTCATATGGATGTTTTGTATAAAGTTCTTTTATACGATTATCGTCATTCCATATATCGGTTTCTCTAGCACTTGGCCCACCTAAACTAATACCATCTAACACCGCTTTACAGTGATATCTTTCATTAAGATATTTTCTTGAAACACGGGTCATTTCAATCTTCGTACCATCTGGACTAATATAAGGAACCACGGTTAAAGGTTGGATCAGGTCATAACCGGTCTGATCAGTAATCCATCGGATTATGTTTTCTACTGTTTCATACGGTTTAATACTAGGTTTAGATACATCATATCCTGTTACTGGATAAATGTATACCCCATCTTTTCTATCCTGAGCCATTTTAACAAGGAGATAAAGAATAAGAGAAGAATCAATACCGCCAGATAGTTGTACCCCGATCGATTTAAAAGATCGGGGAAACTTTTCGAAGAAATCTAGTATAATACCCTCGTGTTCTAGTAGCATTAGAAAGCCGAATTTAGATCGCCATGGTTTCCATAATGGGAAGGCGGTTGCCAATCAGAGGGTTTAATCAGATCCGGCAATCCAAACGGATTCGGTCTACCAGGCTTTACACCAGGCTCTTTCTGCATGTTTGCCCAGTGGACACGGTTCCAAGCATCGCTAGCATTCACACCAAACACATCCAGTGTACCGATAGCAAAGACGCATAGGTCGATCAGACCATCTACAATCTCTTCTGGATTCTTAGTAGCATATGCTGCCACAGTCTCGTCCAGCTCTTCTTTACACATTGACAGACGAAACTCTAGGTATTTGTCCATCAGTTCTTTATTGTCTTTGTTCTTCTCAAACCAATCGCGTACACCAAACTTATCGTGCATGTCACGGATATCATTTGCCCAGTTATAACTCATATTATTCTCCATTCATTTATGTTCATATTATACATCATTTGATATTGTTCGTAAATACTTATGTATTACTATATTCTACAACCTTCACAAGGGAATCGGTCCGGTCACCGTCTTTCCTCCATATCTCCGAAGCTTCCTCAGCTTCCCAGAAATTATCAAATAGCACCGGATATATCATACCAAATCCTATATAATCCCTTTCCGTCTTAGTCGACAATTGATCTTCAGTGACGTAAACCCAATCATCTCCCATCTTAACCTTTATGGCATACGTTTTACTCATCCAAATATATCCTCCAATGTAATACGTTCCTCGGAGCTCCAGCCGATTGCTTGCAAGATAGGTTCAAGTGGCTCTAGGAATGTCTTTTCGAATTGCTTATCGTAGTCGACATATTTATGGAGATTTAATTCGGGCGGCAGATAGTCCGGATAGGCGATTACATTCTCTTTGATAGGATTCGGCAGCTTCAGATAGGCGAACTTAATCTTTTCACCTTCCTTAATGGTCTCGTACTTGTTCTCGAGACCTTTCTCTTTCAGGTAGTGGTTATAGAGCAAAGCAGCCCGGACGTGGATCGGGCAGCCTTTTGAATAGATGTCACGCTTATCCGCCCACTTGTTAATCTCAGTAACACCGCGGGGGAAGGAAGCATTCTCTGGATGCAGATTGCGGAACTCGGCCTTAAAGTTCTGGATAAAGCGCTGCGTGCCTTTCTCGTCACCGGCGATCATAAGCTTAAATGCCTTCTTAAACTTATCCCGCACAATCTCAGGGGTAGACGACTTAATGGCTTCAATACCCATGATCTTCATCTTCGGCTCAGCGTACTGGACACCTTCGGAGTTATGGACGTTCAGGATGTAGCGCTTCTTTGCCTGCCAGATGCCACGGTCAGCGATAACCTCACGCTCCATAACCATACGCGGCTGGTAGCATTTCATATGCTTAAACAGTTCCTCCATTGAACCTTCGAACATCTTATTAAAGTGGTTATCACACACTTCGGATAGGAATGCTACCGGGTCTTTTGGTTTAAACTTTTCGATGAACTGAGAGAAATCCACATACACAGAGTCGGTGTCAATAGCGATTACATAGTCTTTATCCGTACCAAGGATCTTGTTCAGTTCAGCGTTCACCGCACGTTCACACCACTTAATAACGAACTGACCAGTCAGCGTAATACCTTCCGCGATGCGCAGATCAAAGTAACGGTAGTACTGGTTACCTAATGCACCGAAGAGACTGTTAAGCAGAATCTTAATCGCCATCTGACGGTTGTTCAGCTGGTTAATCTCGCGTTCAATCTCTGGGGTAGGTGTCTTCTGATATGCAGACTGTGCTGCAAGCATCTTCTTCTTAGTAGCTTTACGGTCTGCATAGTAGTCTACAATGATCTTAGGCATAACACCTTCTACATCTTTACGATACACAGAACCATTTGCCGCGACTGCGATGTCACGTGCAGCTTGTGCTGGATGCATGACAGGGCCAGACCGGAGGTAATAATCCACACCGCCCATGAGCATATCTGACGGATCCTTAAGCAAAGTCTCTGGCGACATGTTCCACTGGGCGATGATGTTAGGATACAGAGAGTTAAGGTCGAAGCTAACCACCCACTTATACATGGCTGGAACAACTTCCTTCACGTACCCGCCCGCGAACTTTACATCGATCTTTTCGCTGCGCTTCTTATGTGGCACCGCAATCTTTTTGGCATTCAGCTCGCGATAGACGATCGAATCCCAGATAGCTGTAGTACCAAATGCATCTGAATAGTTTACGCCTGCACGATACGCAATCGTAAGGCAAAGTGTAATCAGTTCCATCTTTTGGTCAATACGTTCTACCAGTTCGACGTCTTTGATGTTATAGTCGATATACAGCTGATGGTTTTCGTTGTACAGATTGCGAAGGTTACCATATTCTTCATATGACAACTTACGTTCACCGAGCACCACATATGCAATATGGTCTAGCTTATAGGATTCCTGTGCACCGTAGCTATAGCCGAACTTCTGGAACAAGTCATAGTAATCCATCTGGGCAATACCCACAATGTCATACATGTCCATATTCTTATTCTTAAACTGGACTGACTTCTTCTCGATCATACCCCACGGCGAAAGCGACTTAGCAGCTTTCTCGTCACCCAGACGCGCAATGCGGTTAATGATATAAGGCATATCGAAGAATCGCATGTTCCATCCAGTAATGGCGTCAGGGTAATCGCTTTTCCAGAACGTAAGGAACTTAACCAGCAGTTCAACCTCTGATTCGCACTTATGGTACTGAATCAGAATGTCTTTATGGCTTGACTTGCTAATATCCCAGTCTTTTAATCCCCAGACGTGATAGACACTGCTACGGCTGGTCTTGAGAGTAATTGCAGTGATTGGATGTGCCGCTTCTTCTGGGGTGGGGAATCCAGCATCGGAATAAACTTCGATATCGATGTTTGCCACATTCAGGAACGACCGGTCGAACTTAATGTCACTTGGAAATTTGCTAGTAATGAACTGGTGGATGTAGTTCGTATTACCCCAGAACTTAAAGCCGATCACGTCTTCGTACTGTTGCATAAAGTCACGGGCATCGCCCATGCTATCGAACTGCATAGGTGCTACAGATTGACCTTCCATAGTAGTCCACTCAGACTCTTTGTCACCGTTGTTGGGAACAAAGAGAGTGGGGCAGAACTTATATTTCTGTGTGATCGGTGTACCGTTATCGGTATAGCCACGATAAAGGATTTGGTTGCCAAAGCGGGCGACGTTGGTGTAAAAAGACATAGTACCTCCATGATTACGTTTATTCTACCACAGGATGGAGCTACCGTATACCCCCTATGACAGCCACTAAATGCAATCTGGTTTCTCTACTAGAATTAAATGCCGTATGGTGCTTTGTAGTATCTGCCATCCACCATTTATTTAACTCAAGATGTTTTACCTCATCTTCTATTACCATGAAACACCCTTCTTGGGTTTTTATTGGATAGTGTAATCTAGGCATTCCTTCATCCACATGCCAAGTTAAGCAAGTTTTAGGCTCCGATTTAAATATCCTAATCCTACCTAAAATATATCTTTCATTTAAAGTATTATAGATTTCTTCAAAAACGGTTCCTTTAAAAATATTACAAAGAATTGTAAAGTCTTTTTCGTGTAATCTTATTTTTTTATCCGGTACTTCTATCTTAACAATACCGTCTTCTTTTATTATCTTTTTATTAGACCAGTCTTTTAAAAGACTACCGGTGGCAAGGGTATAATCATGTTCAAATCCAGGAATGGTGTTTAGTCCTATTTGTCCATGACGGTCTAAACACTTAATCATTTCGGGAGTTAATCTTTTTAAAAGATTAGGAAATTTAGGAAGATCTGTTATTTCTTCAAAATGACTCACTTTTATCTCCATGATATTTTCGCATAATATTGTGATTCTCTACAATGTCCATTAGATTTGATTGTGCTTCCATTGCAGTTAAAAACTCACTTCCATCTTCAACATGATTAATTATGTTCCAAAACATCTCTTTGTCGATATTTCGAGCCATACAGTAATCCACAACCGCGGCCATTATGTAATCAAACTCCGTCAGACCGAGGTGATTCGTTTCTTCTTTATCCATAGAAAAATACCTCCATGCTGTGCACAGAGGTATTTATTTGTTTTAAATTATGATTTTACTTCTTTTTACCGTTTATAAAATCTAATTCTTCGTCGGTATATGGCCACATTATTTGCCGCCGTTCTTTTTCTCGGTAAGGGAACGAAGATATGAGTGATCTGGATCTAACATATGCTTATTCCTTTTTGGAAACGAAAGAATACATTTCCTGGGCCTTCTTCATAAGCTCGTCCATGCTATAAGGCGTATATGCGTTAGCAGCTTTTGCTTCTTCAATAGTAGCTTTGCCAATCGCCATCATCTTTTCCCAGTACTGTATATTCAAAGCAGTCTGCTTGTCCATGTAGTCTTTTGCCATCTCGAGGACATCGGCACGAATTTCGAAGGGGTTCTTATTGCTCATTTTTAGCTCCTTTAGACATTTTATCAAAATTGTATTTCATCATATTTTCAGTATTGTCAAGAAGCATAGTGGCGAACTGGGTCTGGGCCTCAATATATTTGTGCGCCATAGCATTTAGTTCTGGATCTTTAATAACAGTATTAGTGAAAGTCTTCTTAGCTTGTTGGAAATAGTTTACTATTATTTTCATTTTCAGTCTCCTGTGTTGTGATGGGGAGAGATTATCCTCTCCCCTGTGTGTTATTACATTCTGCGACCGTAAGCACCTTGAAGCGCAAGAGCTTCAATATCATATCTGCTAAGACCGATATCAAGAAGTTCAGCATCTGAAAGTCTAGATAGTTCTTTCAACGTGCTCTTATACATCTTGTGCTTAGCATAATTGATGCGAACGATTTCACCCAATCTTGAGATTAGGTTAATTATTTCAGAGATTGGACTCTGTAAGTAGTTGGTGATTGTTAGTATGTAGTGTGTCATGTTTTTCCTCGTGATGACCGATTTCGATTCGACGAGGACGCAGTTCTTCTGGGATTACGTACTTCAGACTAACTGACAATACTCCATCCTTAAGATCTGCTCCGATTACGTGTACGTGTTCAGACAGCCTAAACGTGCGCTTAAACTTTTTGGTGGAAATACCACGGTGAATGTATTCGCGCTTATTTGTATCGAATTCCCCAGTGACGGTCAATGTGCGGTCTTTAACCTCGATTGACAGAGCATCTTTTGGAAAACCAGCAACGGCAAGCTCGATTAGATAATCGGTGTCGCCAGTTCGAATAATATTGTGTGGGGGATAATGATCGTTTGCGTGTTTAGCAACGTGATCTAGCTCATTCAACAGATGATCGAAACCAATAAATGAGCCACGGGGAAATAGTTGTTGTACGCCTGTCATGTCGTTCTCCTTTTTACAAGCAAGACTTTTTATGCGACCGGTTACTTCCGCATCGCCAGCTGTATTTATACCCATTTACCTATTACCATACTGAATACCCGTTATACATTTTTAGATACACGTACGTTACGAGACAATGATGCTTCTATATTACCTTCGATACCAAATGAAATACCTAATCTAGTTCCATAAGGTTCTACTAGATGATATTGTCCTCTTGGAACCCATATCATACTACCAGGTTTAAAAGTAGAAGTATATAATAAATTAGCTTCTTCCTTATTTAGACTTTTTTTAGCATCATCTTTATAATATTCAATATTATTCGCCTCCCACATAGACCATTCTACATTACCTAATACTTGTAAATAAAGGACGTCCATTACGTCTCGATGGATTCGAAAACTTTTTGATTTATTAGTAAACCCACCAAAGAAGTGAGTGGTAATTGAATTACTGGGAAATGTAGATTTTAATTCTTTTATAATATCTTTTACAAATGCGGGTGCCGAATTTCTTTGTTCTATTGCAGTTAATGTAAATGATAATTTAGATCCATTCAATACCCTATGATTATCTGGATGAGTATCTAGTAACATCAATGTTTGTTTCCAACCGAAAACTGATTCCGGAGGCAATTCATAATCATTCGGTCTATGATATTTCCGGCTACGAATTGCCTCTTTAAAACTGTCATCAAACATTATTTATTACCGATATTATACTTCGGGCAAAGCTCCCATTCATCTTTTTCTTTAAATGGGATAATCTTAATTTGTCTAAGCGGTGCACAATCTAGATTACCTGCACCAGCAAGTTTAATTAATCCCCAATCACTTAAAAGGGTAGTGATCGTATTTCTACGCTGAATATCATTCATCTCTAGATTCGATTTCTTACCGTCAAGGAGAAATAACTCCTTAAAATGAACGATAAAATATCTACCCTGCTTATGTAGAATGTGACATGATTGGAATAGTTTTTTATCTTTGCGTGATGCTACACCAATACGGGTAAGTGTTTCACGAACTTTTAGGAAATCATCTGGTTCGTCCAGAATAACTTCTAGCATATCCTGTGGTGTCCAATGGACATTATTATTTTCTTCTACCACCTTTTGTTACCTTCTCTCTCAAATTCAATATTTGGTCGGATGTCAACAGTGGTAGAACTTGGCGGGCTTTTTCATTGCTATAGCCATAGTATTCTTTCACCACTTCAACATCATTTACCAATTCAGGTTTATCCCATTTCGAGAAGCGTTTACGCTTCCTAACAATATTTATAAGAAAAGAGAATTGTAGTTTTTTATCGAGATGGTGGTTGCGGTTCATCTCGTTTGCTGCTAGTACAGTATCACTAAAGTAACTGAGTGACCTGTTAATAGTAAAGGGGATATATGCTTTCTCGGTTACCTCGTCGACCATAAGATCTTTCTTAGTATCGTTAATAGCATTTACATATTCAAATGGATTCATTATCAAGTTCCTGTTGTATTAGGTCACGTATTCGATCTGTGATGCAGATCTTATTATCGCCATCAAATGCCCACATCCATATATCAGCGGGTTTGAGATTATTATCTATGCAATATCTCTCTTGTATACCCTTGGCCTTTCTGGTTATATAAGTCGCATCAAACTTAGGCAATATCTCATTGGCTACTGAACAAGCGTTAGAGTTAAAATAACTATAACCGAAATATTTGTCAATTGGTACAGTTAAACTCATAGGTAAATTATCAGAGAAAACGATTCCAGCTCGAATACCACCTAATAAAAAGTTTTTACTTAGACTAAATGCCACCGCATCAAATATCTCTAAACCAGTATTCAATTTATCGAGTGTAGTACCGTAGAAGGCACAGTCTAAAAAAATCTTAGAACCATTATTTTCACAATGGGTAATCATATCATTAAACCAAGGAGTAACCCCTCCTTCATGATTCGGCTGACTTACCAGTACGTAGCTATTAGGTGGGATCTGATCATAGGTATCGATCCCTAGATTATTATACGACTTTACTAGGACTTTGTAAAATCTATAATCAGTATTGAACCAGCAGATCTGATCATATTTTTTATGTATATGAGCTACCTGGTGGAATATTGCATCGTGGATTCCGTTTGTAATAGCCCATTGTTTTTTATATTCAGCACCAGAAAATCTATGAATCCATTTTACCCAAGATTTATGATAAAGTTTCAGATCTTCTATATGACATTTATTTTTAATAGGAATATTTTGGAGCTCTTTTTGTATTTGGGTAGGACAAAAACTATATACGGTCATACTAACTCCTCTAATCTTTTAGAGATATTAGGAGTAATTTTAGATAACCATTCACGAATCTCAAGAAGAGCGTAAGGTTTTAATTCCTCTGTTCTTTCTCTCATATATTTAAAGTCGAACATTATAACCTTTCCATTCTTCTTAGTCATATTTGATAGTGCACCATTTAATTTATACATATTAATCTCTTTAAAATAGTGATAGATTTCTACAATCTGATCTTCAATATCAGGAATATCATTGTGCCCGCGAATTAATAAATCAGGACCGTAATATTCTTGTATAATGTATTTCTCTTGATAATTAATATCTACTAATTTAGGAACCCAATCTTTATCTCTAAATCTTAAAAGGGAATTAGTCTCTGCCAACCATTTCTTTTCAATGTAATCTACAGATTGCTCAGATACTTTACCATTAACAGTAATACCGTTTTTTATAAAATAACGTTTTATTAAAGTCTTATCATCATTTAAATATACAGAAGCAACCCTTCCTATATTAGGATCTGGGTGTCTGTAAGGCTCCCAGATCATTCAATTCCACTATCAATCGTTGGCCATTGAACACGTTCGATTCTATCAGAGATAATCGTCTTTGTTAACTCCGTAGAACTACCTCTTTGGATATCTACACCATCATAATAGAGTTGAGGAACAGTTCTATGGCCTTTTGATTCCATAAAGCTCATTGCTTCTGAATCGTGCTCTACATCAATCATTGTATACTCAAATCCCCATTCGTCAAGTTTCTTCTTCAGATTTCGGCAATAAAAACATTTATCCTTACTATAAAGTTTAAGCATGATTCCCTCCTAGAATGCCGTAACGGCCTGTACCAACGATTGCATACGCATTACGTCCATACTTACATCATGACAAGGATCATGCTTTACGAAATGTTCAGCAAGACCATTGGGAATAAATCCTGGATCAATATCAGCTCCGTACGAGATGCCTTCGATATAACTAATCGTATCTCGTACTAGCCACCAGTCATACGGTTCTGGGTTACCGGTACATTTCATAAGAGAAGTCATAAACACAGGGTCAAACGTATTGCGTCTAGTATATACCTTCTTAAGGTTCGTACACTTGTTTACTACAAAGAAGTTATAGAGTTCAGCAATCGATTTATCATCAGGGCGAGGAGCAATCTTTTTCTGTGCTTCTTTGTTCTGTTCAGACCACCACCGCACGGTGTCCTTTTCGATCTTACGACCATATGATTTCACTTGATCCGCAACATCAAACTTAATATAGTTGCACTTATCAACCAATTCCTGATAGGTGTACGGATCTTTCTCAAACCGCATTGGATCATAGTTTAACATAGCAAAAGAAATCACAACACCATCGACCGGGTTCTGTGATAAAGTCTCGAAGTCATAAATTGTACAAATATCCAATCCTCGGAATCCTTTCATTGTACCAAAACTCTTACAGTAGCTTCATGCAAAGCCTTAAACACCTTTGCATCATCATAGAGTAGAATAACAATAAGCAATAGTGCAAGTACTCCTCTCATTTGATTTGTACCTCTGTCATAATCTCAGTCATACAAGCTACAAGGTTCAGTTCGTGATCTGCCACAAAGGCAGCTTTATATTGATAGTCAGCCAGGATTAAAACCAGTTGTGGGATAGATACAGGCTGGACTTTATCAGCCATACGATCATACAGGCCACGAATAATCGCAGATGTATCTAGATCCATATGGTTAACTACCCAACTACGCATAGTCTTAAAGTCTTTACCCTTCAGAGCGTCAAACAGTTTGTTGAACTGGTCATTTGATGCTGTTGCAGAGGTAAGGAGATTAAACTCGCCATCGATACAGTTGCGTTGGGTTTCGTTAATGACACGGCGCCAGTCAGGAACATAGCGCATGATTACATCCACCAACTGCTTCGGATCGCCTTTTACATTCTCCTTCTGGAGAATAAACTTTAGGCGAGACAGGAACAGCTCTGCAATCTTCGGCAGTTCATCCTTTGGAACGTTAAAGTCATACACAGCACAACGGGAATGCAGTGGTTCAATGATACGATTCTTAAAGTTACAGGTTAGAATAAATCGGCAATTGTCTGAGAATTGTTCAATGAAACCGCGAAGAGCTGGTTGGGTTGACTGTGGGTTCAGGTAGTCAGCTTCATCTAGGATAATAACCTTATATCCACCACTCAGAGAGACAGTAGATGCAAACTGACGGATCTTACCACGAAGGGTTTCGATGTTACCTTCTTCGGATCCGTTAATAACAATATAGTCTAGACCAAGCTCTTCACATAGAGCACGGGCAGCAGTTGTCTTACCGATGCCAGCAGTACCGGTGAAAAGCATATTCTGCAATTCACCAGTATTAAGCATCTGCTGCAAAGATTTCTTCACAGCAGATGGCAAGAGCGTTTCGTTCAGGGATTTAGGCCGATACTTTTCGACCCAGAGAAAGTCTTTCGACATGTGTACTCCAATTTCAATTGAATATTCATTATATGGTATTAGGAGTAAAAAGTAAACCTTTATTCCTGGTTTTGGTGTGCTTCACACATCGCAACAATCTGTACGCACTGGTCACGAAGCTGACCGATAGTGGTAAGTTCTTCCCCACGGAATCCACCGCGCTGTACAATAGTATCAATAACGGCAATGGTACTACGACCGATACGGTTAGCAAGGTTAATCATTTGGTCATTTTGAGTAGGCGCTTTTGCCATAATCATTCTCCATAAGTTGAGGTTTTTTCAAGAGCAATCCAGTAGTTCACTTTCTTTTCAGTATGAGAAAACTTGGACATAAGTTTAGAAGACAGACTGACATTATAATCGCCAGGCAAGATCTTGAGGTTCTGAATGTTCAGAATAAAGTTAAAGCTTTCGCTTTCGTATTTACCTGCCAATTCAATCGTAAATGTATTCGAAGTAGCATTTTCAGGATCGAATACGGTCAGTGCAATTGCACCATTCGATGGCGTAATAGCCACAGATGTATGACCAAGAGCGGACGTAGCGCGCTTAATCTTATTCAAAGTATCTTGGTCAAGAGTAAATGTTACCTCAAAGTCGTTCATAGCCGAGGCTTTGGTAAGCATAGTGCTATTTGGAGAGGTAAGCATCTCTGTTTCGGTAAAGAAGTATTTAATCTTTGACCGGCCAACTGAGTCAGAGATAACAGCAAACTTTTCCTCGAACTTAACCTGCGGTTCATCAACAAGAGATAGAACGCCCAGGAATTCGTTGAGGTCGTAGATTCCAAACTCGGATGGGAATTCCACATCCACTACAGCAGTCGTCAAGATGTTACGAGCTTCAGAGATCGTAGAAACCTGATTGCCTGGATGGAATACGATGTTACTATTAATGCCAGAAAAATTCTTGAGTACTTGGGTGGTGTATTCAGTAAGTTTCATAGTGTATCCTTTTCATAATATAAAGCATTGTACAATAGATCAGGCTGCTTGTACACCCCAATCCTTCATTTTCGAGAAGTTTTTATCCTTAAAGAACTCAATCTTATTCTTGAATTTGCCATCAAGGATTTCACCCTTATGGCTAATAACGAATACGTTTGTATCATCGTCAAGCGAATACAAGATCTTCATGAGATTCTCTACACCGTCATGATCCAAGGAGGAGTCGAATGTTTCGTCCAGTACCAGTAGGTTAGTAGCAACAGAGTTCTTCATCTTAGCGATCATACGCCAAGTAAACAGAAGAGCAAGGTCAATACGTTGCTTTTCGCCTTCGGAGAAACTATCGTAGGTAAATGCGTCACGATGTCTGGACTTAATCGTCTCTTGGAAACTCTCGTCCAGATTAAAGTGCACAAAGAAATCTAGGATCTGTAGATATTTATTCACAAGGTTATTAATGATAGGGATATACTGCTTAATAACCTTTGTCTTAATACCTGTATCTTTCAGCATCTCTGCCATGACTGAGTTATACGAGAACTCTTCGTTCAGTTTCATACGCTCTTCCATAAGAGCATCTTTCTCAGAGTTCATATCGGTCAGTTCTTGGTTCGCTCGCGCGAGGTCGCCCGTACGCGAGGTTAGACGGGTGATATCATCATTTAAAGTCTGAATAGCATTCTGTAGTCTCTTGATCGACTGACCATTCGAATGAATAGTAGATTGCTTTTCGCGAATCACTTCTGCTGATTCTGTAAATTTATCGATCGTTTCTGTTACTGCAGCAGCTTCTTCGTCTGCCTTGCGGATAGCGCTTTGTAGTTCGCGGGCGCGAGAGCGAGCGTGATCGAGCTTAGAGTTGCGAGTCTCTTCTGAGATTTCTTGTGTACACGTAGGACACTGAGAGTTGGTCTCATAGAACTTAGCGTCATTTACCACATTCTTTACCTGCGTAGTAAACTGCGCACGATATTGTAATAGGATTTGTTTACGATCATGGGCACTATTCAGTGCTTCACTTACCTTATCATTCTCTTTCTCAATGAACGATGACAGTTCTGCATTTTCTGCTAACAGTCCGTCAATCTCGTCTCTTGCTTCTGTAATCTGGTTCTTTTTAGAATTAATCTCTTCCTGATTCATAGCGGTGATATCACGAATATATTTCTTCTGCGCATCAATCTGATTCTTTTTCAGATCCAGCTGGTAGTTCAGATCCTTCAGCTTCTCTTTTAGTGTAGCATTCTTTTCTTTTACAAGGATATTCATCTTAGAGAAGACGTTAATGTCTAGCAGATCCTCGATAACCTCTCTACGATATTGTGCAGAGAGTTGCATGAATGGAATAAAAGATGAACTACCAAGAACAACAATCTGGTGGAACGATTTATGATTCAATTTAATAATGTTCTGTTCTAGGATTCTTTGATATTCTTTCGAATGCGAATCCTGGTTGATTAGAACATTATTCTTCCAAATCTCAAAGACCTGTGGTTTAACCCCCCGGATAATCTTAAAGTCAGCTTTGCCTACGCTAAACTCAATCTCTACCACGCAGTTTTTATTGTTAATAGAGTTAACCAACTGTGGCTTATTAATATTGCGGTGTGGCTTACCAAACAATGCGAATGACATAGCATCCAACATTGTAGACTTACCTGCACCATTATGACCAACAATCAGTGTCGATTTATGTGTAGTTAGGTCCATCTCGGTGAAGCTATCCCCAGTGGACATAAAGTTACGCCACCGCAGTTTCTTAAAGTAAATCATGCAATCTCCAGTGCTTGGGCTTCTGTGAGCAGATTACGCATGCTGGACTTCAGCCGGTCTTTATCTAGATCAGTGTCCACCGCGTCTACATAGCTATCGAGCAGTTCACCTGTATCCTCTACAGATACAGCTTCATCCTCTACATTCTCGCCAAGGAATTCGTTAAAGTTCTCTGCGATTTTCAGATCATGAATCTTCTGTGATTGTATTCTATCAATAAACCGATCGAATGTAAACAGATCACTCTTGCTAATAACAACAACCTTCACAAATTTGTTATCTAGATGAGAAGTGTCATACATCGAATAGTCGACATTCGAATCATCGTAGACAATACGTTCGAAGAGTCTATGTGGGTTTGGAATCTTTGTTAGTTCTCTCGTAGCAGTGTCAAGCACGTGGAATCCTTTCTCATCACCAGCATCTGACCAAAAGAATTCAGACTGTGTGCCAAGATAGTGGATGTTATCTCTCTGTGAACCTACGTGGAAGTGACCAGAGATTACTTTTTCAAATCGAGAGAATAAGCTATGATTTAGACCAGCGTGAGATGGTACACCACGAAGAACATCGAATCCCATAAGCTCAAGATGTCCACCCAACCAGTCTGCTTTACAGTTGTTGATAAAGGACATAGATCGGTCATAGTTCTCTTGACAAATCCATGGGAGCATAGCAAGGTTGAACCCATCTAGATCGAGTACGGTCGGCTCCATGTGAATAGTGACTTCACCCATATAGTGACCAAGTAGTTCTTTCAGTGCGTTCAGTTCGTTAGTGTTTTTGTAAAACGTGTCATGGTTTCCAGGAATGACATCCATGTGCATTCCGTACTCTCGCAGTTTTGCAAGAAAAGACTTCCGGTAACGATGAAGTGACTTAAAGTTAATGAACTTGCGATTATCAAAAACGTCACCAAGATGGATGATGCGTTTGATATTGTTCTCGCGTAGATACGGGAAGAATACATCGCTATAAAAAAGATCAGCATTATCTGCAAAAATATCAGAAGAATTCCGAATACCAGTGTGAGTATCATTTAAAATAGCCACCTTCATTGTAAAATATCCTTTGTAGGTTTCCAACCGAGTTTGGTTAGATATTCAATATCAGCAACTGTGACTTTTCGTTCATTTGGGGTTGGATCATAACGAATCTCGCCTTCGAATCCGAACTTTTGAGCGAGTAATAGAACAGGTACAGTCAAACCAGTCCCGATGTCTACGACAGGATCTATCTTATTATAGTTCTTCATGATTGTAAATATAGCAGAACAAAGATCTTCTACGTGAATAAAATCTCTAAAATGTTCAGCGTTAATATACTTTACTCGACCTTGTTCAAGCATTCTGTAAAGCATATCTTCTCGACCAGGCCAGACAGTATGGAATCTCATACCAACAGATCGATTTAAAGCTTGGGCTTGTAATTCGTTCATCTTCTTAGTAGTTGCGTATGGGTTATTCCACCATTCTTTTGCATTTGAAGAAGAAGCATATAGAAACTTACACTTAGTTCCATTCACAAAGTTAACAGCGCATTCCATCCCGCCTACGTTGTTATCATAATATTTTTCTGGATCTTCAATTGATTTCCTAACCCCTGCAAACGCAGCAAGATGAATCAAATAATCATGAACATCATACTTATTCCAATTAGATTGTTTACAAACATCGCCTTCAAAAGAAGTAACCAAATATCCTTTATCAATAAGATATGTCCTCAGATTGGATCCAATCATACCTTCTGCACCAGTTAAAAGTACTGTCTTCATCCGAAAATCTCTCCAAGGTCAGAATCACTAGAAGAAACAGTTTCCCGTTTTTTACGTTCTTTTTTCTTCTCTTCTTTTACAATCGAATCAAAATAAGTATCTTTTTCTTTCAATTGATCGATCTTACCTTTCAATTGGTCGACAAAAGCATGTGCAGCTGCAATCGATTCTTCATCCGCATTCGCGAGCGCGAACTCATCGAATGGGCTTTGGGAGATAAATTTAATCTTAATGTCTTGCTGCTTCTTTTCCTTTGCGATCCTACGAAGGAAAGCATACCAGCAGATCTGGGTAAAGTAAGCAAATCCGTTTGGTAATCCAGAACGTGTTGCTGCTTCAATATCATAGTTGTGGATGGCTTTTAAGCAGTTCTCGACAGCATCCATTACCATTTCGTCACGGTAAGTGTATCGAATGAAGTTCACCTTATGGGATAATCCTTCAGCAATCTTTAGGAAGGATATAGCAATGTAGTTGGTGACCTTTGGTATTTCTTTGCCAGCTGCTTCAGCTTCTTTTACTGACTTAATATATTCTACAAGGGCTTGGCTAAAGTCTCTATTATTTACATAGTGTGGTTTATCTTTTGGTTTCATTATATACTCCTAGCATATCTTACTGATTATAAATCAGAATCAAGGGTTTGTAAACAAAATATTTTTAATTTAGGGGATTTACAAATGTAAAAATATCGGTATAATAAAAGAGTGCTTTTGAGGAGGATAGAATACTAGTGCATCCTCGGGCGAAGAGAAACGATCTTATCTTTATCCGAGTCAGACATTTCTTCTAAAACCTCATCGAGAGGGGATTTAGGTATTTTTCTCATATTTTCTAAGTGGTTAATATATTGGGCTACAATAAAATCATGAGGATTAGCTATAGATGTAATATGATAAAAATTCAAACTAATCAGTTGATCAGTTCTTTCCTGATATAACATAAAAGGCCTGAAAGTATAATAACGAGTACTACTTTGCCAATCCTCGGCCGAAATAATTAGAAAAGCGTTTCGAATAATAACAGATTCAGGCGAATCTTCTGATTGGAAATCGGGCCAATCGATTACTTCACATATTAGCTCTTCCCCACCTTGAAGGCGCATCTGTTTATATTCTTTCATTTCAGGTCCACTTCATAAATTTTATATTCGAACTCTTGCTTTATATACATCTTCACTCTTTCCAGTGAGTGTTCTAAGGTGTAGTTCTTCCGACCTTTCCAATGTAGATCATCAGCAATATCATAAAGACGTGCAATTGATCCATCATCAGACTTTCTTAATCCTCTTCCGATGGATTGTAACACCCTAATCTGGGATTTACTCGGGGAAGCAAAAATGATGTTGTGAAGGTTACGGATATTAATACCAGTAGAGAAAGTACCAAGTGACGCCACGATAATCGCATTTTTCTGGGTCTCTACAATCTTACGGATAGCTTCACGATCGCTTGTGTCCGTATCGCCTGATACGAAAAACACTTTTCGATTCTCATGAGCTTTATCCTTGATTAGGTCGTACAGCGGCTTGCCGTGTTTGTCGACGAAGTTGAATAGTACTAAGGTATTTCCATTCAAGTCCAAAGCAAGATTGCTAATAAGCTTATTACGAGAATCATTTCGAACAATGTAGTCCAGTTCGGATTGGTAATCTTGTTTTCCCCAGTTTTTACGAACTTCTTCAGGATGTTTTAGTAATAGGATTGTAATATTTAACTTTGATAATGTGTCTTCATCCTGAAGCTTTTTTGTCGTGGTTACATTATATATCTTTCCAAAAAGTCCTTGAAGTACGAGCTCGTGTGTCTGCGAACCGTCTAGCGTACCAGTAGTACCCCATCTGTATTCCGCTTCTTTACACTTGTCCATGATTGTAGTCAGAGACTTAGATTTGAACCCGTGACATTCATCACCAACGACAGCACCAAATTGTTCAAACCACTTCGGCGGTAACTTATAGATCGACTGCCAAGTTGAAATAACGATATCTTTGTCGGTATCTTTATCTCGTCCAGAATAAATCCTGTGGGCACAGTCTTCGACCGGCATACCGTAATCGGCGAAGTCGTTGTACATCTGTTCAACCAACGATGTTGTTGGTACAATAATAAGGACTTTCCGACCTTTCTGCCGTAAACTACAAAGGTATCTTTGGACCAGGGTATAGATAATAAGTGATTTTCCAGATCCTGTAGGGGATATGAGTACTGCCCTTTTTCTATGAAGTCCTTCGCATACTGCATCGAACTGATAGTCTCTGATATCAATTGGCTTACCCCTTGATTGTAATTCTAGTCCATCGATAAATGATTTTATATCTTCAGGATTAATATCGATGTATGCATCCGGTCTTCCATAAAAGTTATTATGCTCTACCTCAATTTTATAATTTCTAGGCTTTGCAAACTCTGCAAGGAATGGATATAGACCTACAGGTAATTCCATTGTATTAAGATTAAAGAGCCGGATCTTTCCGTCCCAGACACGATTCTTATAAAGTGGCATAAACTTATAACCAGGAACAAAGAACGAAAAGAACTCAGTCAGTTCATTCGCTATTCCAAAGTCACACCCAATGTGCATTACAGAATGGTTTTTATTTTTTACTTTAATGATATCCATGAAAATATATATACTATAAATAAAATGAAAAAGGAATAAGAAAATGCCATTTATTGTTACTGAACAACTAACACCGCAAAATCCTAGTGTAATTCTTAATTCTTTAGAAGAAGCAAAAGACTTTTTAATATATGAAGGTATGACTATAGAAGAAAATATATCAATACTAGATAATTTTAATGATCCTTTCTGGGCAGCTAATAGAGAATCTTTAATTGAAACAATGACTAATATAGATTTTCAATGGGATCAGGATATGCAGACCTTAACTAGAACACTTGTATTTTCTTCTGAAAGTGCCTATGTTAATCTTAGAAGAATCCTTAATAGAACAATGCCTGCTATGGAAAGGGATATTTCTGTACTTAATACAGATGTTATTTAAGCCCCAGCTTCAAACATCTTCCACTTAATCATGTTACCGATTGTTTGATGACGCCATTTGATATTATCTATGATTTCTATTAAGGTCTCCACGATGACCTTCCATTCGTCGATTCGCTCTTGTGATTTACGAATATCAGTATCGGCATCATAGTAATAGTCCATTTCACCTTTCAGAACACGTAGACCTTCGAACGGATCGAATACCCAGCCTCGGGATTCGATCTGTTCTTTTGTCATCTTACCGTTATAATAAAGCCACTTGTCTTTCAACAGAACTTTCTGTTCTGCTTCATAGCGCTTCAATGTAAGTTTAGCTTCTGCTAGCAAAGGTAAGTACTTTGCATGCAACATAGGACTTTGTCGGGATGCTTCATCCAATGATCCTACGATCTTAGAATCTTTTTCCCACATCTCAAGAATTTTTTCAAGGTAGTTCATACTATTCTCCGGTTAATTCAAAGCATTATATAATTTTTAAAGGTAAATGTAAATCAAGAAAACTCGAAAGAGTCATATCTGAAAGTGATGGGAAAAGAGATAGACTCGACAGATGTAGTGGATGATGCGAACTCTATAGTACCTATATCAGTTGGAAAGGCGTTCTTATACTGGATTGTTCTAACCTTTATATTTGAACTGTTCAAGATTATAACTGAGATATCATACATCGATGTATCTTCTAGACCAGCTCTAAGATGCTGAGGTTTCTGGTTCTCCTGAACCAATCCACTCATCCAATCATATATCTCATTATATACGTACATAGATTCATCCATGATTGCATTAATGCTAAGTTCACCGAAGACCAGTTTATCACCTGGTTGATACGTGTCAGATCTTCTGAAAGCAGTCATAGCAGGTGATAGACTAACGGAAGGATGAGAAACACCATTCGCAAAAAACTCTAAGTTGCCAAATCTTTTTCTGTTGATGATAATCTTAAAGCCAGTAGGCTGAAGATAGTTTGGGTTTTGGAGAGTCGTAGTTGTAGTAGCCATAACGGATCCTCTGTTGGTTATCTGTATTTATATGAAAAAAGTTTGGAAAAAACTCACAAAGGGGGTTTACATTTCAAACCAAAAGCCTTATATTACTACTATCAACAAGGAGATACCGATCATGATGACCTTCGAACAAACCGGCAACACCTTCACTTCTACCAACTCGATCAAGCCGGTTATCATCAACAAGAACCATGCTAACCAGTACATGCTCTTTACTCCCGAAGGTCGTCTGCTCGATAACTTCACCTCCGCTGGTCCTTTCGTAGACTTTGAATCGGCTAAGCGTAACGCAGAATGCAACGTTGGTATGGCAATGAACTGGAGTGACTTCTAATGACTGCTGCAATCATCCCTGTTGTCTTTTTGGTTGTAATCGTGTTTGGTGGTGCTATCATCGAAACCTTCCTTGAGGAGAAGAACTAATGGTTAATGTCTATCCAATCACTGGCAAAGTGTGGTACCGCGAAAGCACAGATGAATGGGTGCTGGAGCTTGAAGGTTCTATCAACGATACACACTTCATTAGTCGACACGCCGAACCTGGTAACACTGCTCCAGAAGATGTTGCAGGACTACCTTCGCTGTATAAAGAGGAAACAAACTAATGACTTTTAGCGAATACTTCAACAACATCATCAAGTTCATTGTACTTGTTGTTACTGTGATTATATTAGACCATCCTGAAAAGATTGGGCAATGGAAAGCTGAAATGGATATCGGCTACGATTCTGTCTGGGCTGAGTATGTCTACGACTGTGACTGCACAGAGGCTTTGGAATAAAAAAGGGCAGCCGAAGCTGCCCAGTTGGAGTTGGGAGAGGTTTAACCCTCTCCCTTTTTTTATGCAAATTAGCCGAGGATATTATCAACTCTGAAAATTCTATAATACTGGTTGGTTTTTGCGGTTGCAAGACCATCAGCAGGAGCTGAACCAACGAATGGGTTTGAAGCCATACCGTAGCGGGTCTTGAAGCCGATCTTAGGCTGGAATGATTCTTCCGCAACAGCACGTACCATGGTTAGTGGAACGTATGGGCAGTAGAACACGCCTGCGTCGTATGGGTTTGTACCCTTGTAGCCAACGTTGATATAATCACCGGTTGCATATGGGTCGATGTAGATACGCATACGGCCGTTCATAACACCAGCGAAGGTGTTGCCGGTATCGTCTACGTTTAGATTGGTTGACATAGCTGGTGAATAGTCAAGCATGCCTGAAGCTGCAAGAGCTGACGCAACGTCTGAAGAAACGATTGCGAAGTTACCCTTACCACGACGGGTTTCTTTTGCGATGGTATTTGCTTCACGCTCGAGCTGAAGAATAAGACCTTTGATCTTTTCTACTGACCAACGGCCATCAGCATCGGTTGAAAGGTTGAAGATACCACGGATAGCAACGTTTGAAGTAAGCGCACCGGTCTTAGCTTGGCTGTTGATGGTACGGATAACTTCACGGTTGATTTCTGCAAGAATCTCGGTTGACAGAATGTTTGCAAGCTCTGTCTCTGCGTCAAGACCGTGGATAGCCTTAAGGTCCTGTGCAAGTTCTAGAGTGTATTCTGCTTTCAGAGCGCGTGACTTTGCAGTAACGGTTGCTTTTTCAATGGTGAATCCCATTTCAGCGAAGCCTTCGCCAGCGCCATCACCCAGAGCTTCTGCTTCTGCGGTTGAGTAGTTGTCGCCAAGGTAAGGACCGGTACGTGAGTCGTCGATGCTGCTGTCGGTAGTACGAAGACCGGTTGAAGAGTCGTCGCTTAGACCAACAAGACCTGAAGAGCCTGAAGAGCCGTTACCGGTGGTTGAAGAGTCGCCTGAGAAGCCAACAGCTGCTTCGTTGAAGAGAGCTTCGTCGCCAGATACTACGCCAGCTTTGGTTTTTCTGTAGCGTGACTTCATAGCGAAGATAAGGCCGGTAGGACCGGTCATTGGCTGAACACCAGCAACGTCATAAGCCATCATGTTAGGCATTGCACGACGTACAAGTGAGATAAGAACTGGGTTCCAGTTAGCAGCAACTGAAGTGTTGTTTACTGGTGCAGCTTCGTTCAGGTAGTTCTGCTGAGCAGCTTGCTGAGCAAATTCTCTCTCCTGGTTTTCAAGCATAACAGCAGTAACTGCACGACGGTGTGCGTCCTTAATGCTGTGTCCTTCGTTGAGCACTGGTGCCCATTTTTCTGTTAAACGATCATAAGATTCCATCTTCTGATTCTCCTAAATTACTTATTGGTTTTTCTAAGGGCGTTAATGTAGGCAGCCATGTTACCTGATAGCTGAACTTCTTCAGACTCGGTTTCATCAACTGATTCTACAAGTGATGGTGAAGTTTTAGTAGCTTTTTTGAAGTAAGCTTCTTTAATAGTCTTAACTTTGTCAGCGAATACTTCTTCGCTTTCGAAATCAAGATCTTCAGATAGCTTAACAAGCTTTTCAACTTCGGTTTCTGCAAGACCACGAGCTGCTTCACGGATAACTTCGTAACGCTTATAACTTTCTAGCTCTTCTTTCATTGCGATCATTGCTTCGGTCTGTTCGTTCAGAGAAGCTTCAAGAGCTTCGTTCTGTTCTGCCAGATCATCAACTAGGTCAACTTTGGAATCTGGAACAGCAATATATGACTCTACGAATAGGGCCTGTAGCTTGTCCATGAACTCTTCTGCGATTTCAGAACGGAGACCGTTATGAATTGCAACTTCGTTCTCTTTCATCCAATTTTCAACTACGTAGTTCAGGTATCCATCAACCTTCTCAACCATATCGGCTTTGAATGAATCGACTTCTTCCTGAAGTGAGACTTCGTAATTTTCTTCGAGACGTGCAATCTCTTCGGTTAGCTTTGATTTGATCGCAGCTTCGAAAATGATTGCGGCTTTACCCTTGAATCCTTCGGATAGGGTAGCTTCTTCAGAGATTAGAGCTTCTAAATCATCTGAGAAGTCATAGTCTTCTGATTGCTTCTCTGGATCGCCAGTAACTCTTTTACCCATAGGTTCAGAATTACTTTTGTCACCCTTGCGCTTAGTTGCAGTTTTACCAGCAGCAGATGCGCTTTTTACGGAAGCAATAGACTGTTCTTCGGCATTGTTAGGATCGTGAGCTTCAACAACATTCTCGTCATCATCGAGCTCAGCATCCTGTCTTTTAAATTGATCAGTCATGTGACTCTCCTATTTGTTTTTCAGTAACGAGAGGAAATTCTTGAACTCGCGTGTTTGTGCCTCATAAAGGTCCGCTCTCGGAGTTTTTCTAATTTCAGTCTCAATTCTTTCAATTTCTCGAGCTTCGATAATACCATTATTCCATACCCATTCTACACCTTCCATAATTCCATTAACGAAAGCTTGAGGTGCGGATGGATCTTGGACGATGTCGACGGTATTCAACATGAAATCGTCTTTGACATACATAACGCCATTTCTCTGTTCGAGACTTCCCATACCACGAGTTGAAACACCCAGTTGAACACCACCCTCTAGTAAACCTTGAACTATTTTACCCATTGGAGTATTCAGTATGCGTGCTTTACCCATCACATTATTACCTTCCATACGAAGATCGGTAATGAGATGGGATACCTTATCAAGATTCACAGTTGGACCATCTGGATGGTTTAATTCCCCAACTGCTCTTCCAGTTTTAACTTGCGAATCAACATATCTATTCACCGCATTTTCCATTACGGCTTTTGGGTAGATACGTCCATTTCTATTCTTGCCTTCGGCCTGAGCAAAGATACCTTCGATAACGAAGTTCTTGTCTCCGTTCTCTTTTTTCTCGACGATGCACTGAACATCATTCTCGGTATATTCTGTGATCAGCTTCATTATTTGCCCCCGGCCATTTTTATAAACTGAGTTGCGGCTTTCTTCGCATCTTCAGGAGAATTATAGGAATCTAATTTCTCCGAATCGATATAAGCCACATACTTATTCTTATCTTTGTGAATCATGACATTATGCTTATCTATTTTGCCATCAAAAACATGCTGACCTGCAGGCATGTTCTTTTTAGCTTCGCGTATCTGAGCAAAAGTCTTCATTTTAATACACTCAATAATTTAAATTCTATTTTATTTATATAAATTAACTTTTTTAAATATTAGTCAATACCAACCATTTTCATAGTCTATGAGATATAATTGTTCAATACGATCTATTTGTTTTCTATCTAGATCTGGTTTATTCATACTTGTTTTCATTCTATGAAAATCAGGCGGGTTAGTTTTTATACCTAATTTATCGTTCATAAATTCTATACATTTATATGTGTCTTTTATATCAAATATTTCATCAAATCTATCTGGTGTACCCATCCACCAACTTTGAGATTCTAGATGTTCATTCCAATATTCTTTACTCTCTAACAGATCCAGTAGCTGGTCTATATGGTAATCGTGTTGACGAAAAGGTCCGAATGCTGTATCTTGATATATTTGCAAATATCCTGATACGAATCTTTTTATCGGATCCCTTTTTATAGCTACCCTTATACTATCTTTTCTAAAAAAATCTTTAAAAGTCGTATCTTCATGATTTAACCATTGAGATACCCTTCCCGATCTTCTACAGCCAGTGTGATTTAAATAGGCAAACTCCGAAAGAT